GATGGTGAAGTAGGCATTTCTTCTCCATTAAGTTTTTTATAAATAGAAGTAATTACTCTTTTAGATTTATAAGACAAATTATATAACCCTTTAGTTTTTCCTTTACGTTCTCTAAAGACCTCAACCCATCCATCTCTTAGTAGTTTATCAAATCTATTTTCATCCCAAGATAAGATTCTATCAAACTCTTCAAACTTGTCTTTAGAAAAATATCTTTCAGAATTTAAGAATAATATTATATCAAGGTCGGATTGCGTAAGACCATACTTAACTTTGATATATTGTCGAATGACTCTCCAATATTTTAGGTAATCGTTTTTCAAAAACTATTTGATTTAATTTAGTAACTTTGTACAAAGATAAAAAATTAGAAGTTATGCCAACTGTAAAATATAAATGCGGAGAAACCGGTAAGAAGAAAACTAAAAAGTTTCCATACAATGCTACAGGCAAAGCACAGGCAGGAGCTTTTGCTAAATTAATGAATGGGTCTATAAAAAACAATCCGGGATACGGAATGGAGAAAAGGTCTTATTAATAAATAAATTATGCCTAATCAAAAAAAATCTCTTCGAGCCTTTGAGCAAGTTTTAGGTAGCACCAATAAAAATATTGATGTAGATAAAATACCTATGAATAATGCTGCAATTCAAAAACTTATGAATCAAGCAAAGAATAATAATTATTCTTCAAATAGAAAAAAATCTTCAGTAAGAGGGTTAGCTATGTTAAACCCTAAAAAAGGAAAACTTGGAATAGGTGTAACCCCTAAACCATTATCATCATAACTATATGACAAAAGAAGAGCAATGGTACATAGACCAATATAATAGAAATAGAGAAAAAAAAGATTGGGTAAGAACAATAAAAGAATTATGTCACAAAAGGGAAGAACTAAAAACAAGCTCAAAAAAAAATACTAAAAGGTAATGGCTACTAAGAGTAAGATGAAATGTAATGTTGTGAGACCAAGCGACAGACCCGGAAAAAAGAGAATGGTTAAAGCCTGTGAAGGTGGTAAAGAAAAACTAATTCACTTTGGTGCGAAAGGTTATGGTCATAACTACTCTGCAGCAGCACGTAAATCTTTCAAGGCTCGACACAAGTGTGGAACTGCAAAATCAAAACTTACTGCAAGGTATTGGGCGTGTAAGAATCTATGGGCAGGTAAAGGTGGTTCAACCAAATCAAGTCCGAAAAATAGAAAAGGAAAATATTAGTATCATTGTGGCAAAAAAGGAAAGAGCAGAAAAAAAAGAATGAAAAATACTAAAAAAAATATTAGTATCTTTGTAAAATAAATTATAATAATAATGTTATGGCAGTAATACCTAATGATGAACAGTTTGTCGGAATTTCACCTGATGTTGATTTAACCGAAAAAAGTTCTACGCAGACGAATGATAAAAGAACGATATATACTTACGCTGAATTATTTGGAGAAAGTGACGTTCAATTAGAAACAGGTTCGACAGGACAGTTTGCCGGTGTGTCAAAACTTCCTCAAACTTATAATGTTGGAGGAGTTCAATATGATTCTTATAATTTAAAATGTTGGGCAACATTAACACCTCAAGCTACGGCTCACGTAGTTAGTATTGGTACGGTGGTAGTGGATTTTGGAAACATATTTTTTATAAAAAACCGTTCTAATGTAGAGGCGGTTGATTTCAATGGATTTGGCGGATACACTATTACTCCATTAACTGATGGAGCAATGGTAGATGATGCTACAGATGTAGCACGACCTATTAGTGGTGTTTTTTATGCCAATCAAGAAAACATACCAACATTCCCGGTAGAATTTAATGCTATGTATATAGTGGCTGCAGACGCTGCAGATTTTGAATGTGATGCATATGTAGATATAGATTTTATTGTTGAGGCAGGAAATACAGTAACATTTACAATAGCTTAAAACCAAAAGAAATGGATGAAGATTTAATAAAAGTAACTGACGAAAAAGAAACTCTACTAAAGCCTTTAGAGGCTGAAGTGTTTGTAGAATATAAATACGAAGGTGAGGATGCTCCTGAATTAGTTCTTGAAGAGGAATTACAAAGAGGAATAATAAAAGGAGAAGAATTTCCTGACCCAACTCCCGGAAAGGTTGTAGAGTATTCCGAGATTAGAGTAGAGCCTACATTTAGAGAAGGTGGATGGAATGCATATAAATCTAAAACTCAAAGATTTATGGGGAGAACACCTGAAAAAACTGAAAAAATAAAGTTACAAGCAGAAGTTAGGGCGGAAACTATTACAAAAGAACAAATAAGGGAAAGAATGGAAGAGAAAAGAGTTTCCTTACTTACCGCTTTATTAGAGAGATATCCACCTGTAGGGGAATAAAATATTTAGATATGGCTAAGAAAAAAGAAAATAAAATAGAAATTAAAAAATCCAATGAGGGTAAGTTTACTGATTGGGCAAAAAGAAATATGCCGGGTAAGTCGGTATGTGCTGCTGCAAGTGCAGTAATGAGACGTAAAAAAAAGTATAAACCAAGTGTAGTTAAAATGGCAAATTTTGCTAAGAATTTTGGCTGCTCAACAAAAAAATAACTAAAAATGAAAAAGCAAGGTTATAATTCAAGGCTTGATGAATCATTAGGAATGAAGCATAAAGGCAAAAAGTATAAGCAATCTTTAAAAAGTCGTAGAGACGAGTCTAAAGGTGAGTCTAAGCATTTAACAGGACACGCTTATAGTGGCGACCATTCTATGAAGGAAGACAAGCATTATCCAAAAGATGTTCACGGACACTTAGGTGGATTAATAAAAAAGTAACAATGGGTAAGTGGTTAGTAAAAGCAGGACTGTGGGTACAGAAGATGTGGTGCAAGTTCCAATGTGGTTGGAATAAAGTTGTGTCCAAACTTCTTTTTAATGTTACCGATTGTCCGTATAAACTTTGTAAGTGTAATGAAGCTGAGTGAGAAATCGAAAGGCTTCGGTGACACCGTAGCAAAGGTTACGCAACTTACAGGTATTAAGTCTGTAGCAAAAGCAATTTCCAAAAAAACGGGTAGAGATTGCGGATGTGATAAAAGGCGAGATAGCTTAAATCGAGTAATACCCTATAGAAAATAAAACGAAATGGCATATCAAAAATTACAAGGTAAAAGAGCAATAAATGTTACTCCAACTGATGGAGTACAAATACCAAGTCCAAGTGATGAGGTAGCAAGTGGTGACACATCTGCAACTGTAGCTAATCAATTAGTTTCCGCTACGGCTGAATTTATAGGTAAAGTATTACCGGGAAGTACAGTTATTAATATAGATACAGGTGCGTGGGCAACAGTAGAAAAAGTTCAATCTAATACAGAATTAGTATTGAGTGCTAATATTTTCGCAGGTGCTCCGGGTGAATCATTTAAAGTTTATACAGTAGATGTAAATGAAGGACCCGTATTATATGTAGGAACAGGCGGAACTCTTGTAATTACCACAGTTGGTAATGACTTAGTTACCTTAGTAAATGTAGCTGATGCTACGTTTATTCCAATTATGGTGAGAACAGTAGAAGCCACTAATACAACGGCTGATGATATTATAGCATTATGGTAATAGGAATAGGCATAGCAATTTGGTAATGTTTAGAAAAGCATTAAATTAAAGAATCGAATGGAATTTACTTTAGACACCACTTTAGGTATAAAAAATATAATAGTAATCTATGATGTAGTTTCAAACGATGGAAAAGCAGAACGAATTAAGTACGAGCAGTAAATTTAGTTTAACTGTAAAAGAAATGATTGCAGCCACTATTGGCTTATCAAGTCTTTTAGGAATTTATTTTACCCTTCAAGCCGATATTGCAACTGCAATGGAAAATCCAAAACCGGAAGTCCAAAAAATTGAGTTCGATTATAAAGACCAATTAATTAGAGCTGCAATTGAACAAATTCAACTTGACGTAGGAACAGTAAAAGATGATGTAGGTGAAATAAAAGACCATCTTAACAAAATGGATGAAAGATTATATCAAATTAGTAGAGAGGAATGAAAACGTGGTTGTTTGTTTTTCTTCTTATTCCCTTAACCCTTACTGCTCAATATAAAAACGATATTAGTGTCGTTCAATTTTCTGCAAAATTTTTATGTAACGCAGAAGTTCCCCTTACAGATTTAAAACAAATAGATGGTGCTCATATCCATACTATTTACCTTTCGGAAGAATTAGATTTTTTTCTTGAAGAAAAAATAACCTATCTACCTACTTTAGTATTGTATCACGACAACAAAATTGTTCTTAAAATAGAGAGTGATATAAAACTTCAGTTGCCGGATAATGCAATCGACTCTATCCAAAAGCAAATAGATTTACTAATAGAGAGGTGAATTTTTTGTATCTTCGCTAATGAATAAAATTTTAAAATGGCTAAAATAGTTACAGGTATTTACAGAAAAAATACTAAAAAGAAAAGACCGGGAGTGCATTCTAAAAATGCGTCACGAGGACAAACCGGCTATAAACCAAAATATAGAGGACAAGGAAAATGAAAGAGGTTACTAAAATAATTGTTCATTGCTCGGCTACACGAGAGGGTGATGATTCTATAAACGCAGAGGTTATAGATAGATGGCATAAAGCAAGAGGATGGAAAGGAATTGGATATCACTTTTGTGTATTAATAGATGGTACTATCGAAACAGGTAGGATGATAGACAAATGTGGAGCACATACAAGGTCAAAAAATTGCAGTTCTATCGGGGTATGTTATATTGGAGGAGTAAAGCAAGATGGGAAGACACCAAAAGATACACGAACAAGTGCTCAAAAAGAAAGTTTATTGACTTTATTAAAAACTTTAAAATTAATTTATCCTGATGCAACCATTCACGGACATAGAGATTTTGCTGCAAAAGCGTGTCCAAGTTATGATGCTACGGAAGAATATAAATGCTTATGAAAGAAATATTTGGAAAATTATTCGGCAAAGCCGGTGGAGGCATAGTAGATAGTATTGGCGGTGTTGTAGATAAGTTTATTCATACAAAAGATGAAAAAGCAGCTTTTGAAAAAGAGCTTACCGAAATATTTATAAACGCTGAGTCAGAGATGCAAAAAAACGTAACCGAGAGATGGAAGTCAGATATGGGTTCGGATTCTTGGTTAAGTAAGAATGTAAGACCTATGGTTCTTATTTTTTTGGTGATATGTACGATGGTGTTAGTTTTTATTGATGGAGGATTTGTAGAATTTAAAGTAGAAAGCAAATGGATTAGTTTATTAGAGCTTACTTTATTGACCGTAATTGGAGCTTATTTTGGAGGAAGGTCTGTAGAAAAGATTAAACGAAAATAATTTGTAACTTTGTAGAAATAAAAATTTAATTAAAATGAAACTTACTAAAGAAGAATTACAAAACCTTACAGACTTAAATAAAGAGTTTGTAGAAAAGAAAGTACAACTTGGAGATGCCGTTATCGTACAAAACGGTTTGATGCAAGAAGTTAATGTGATAAGAGCAAAATTTGCTCAAGAGGAACAAAAACTAATAAAAAAATACGGAGCTGATTCTGTAATTAATTTACAAACAGGAGATGTGACAAAAAATAAACCGAAAGAGAATGGCTAGAATATCTACATATCCTATTGATGCAACTCCAAATTTGGATGATAAAGTTATAGGAACAGACGTAAATGATTCCAATATAACTAAAAACTATACTATTGAAAGTATTTTAGATTTATATCAAGCAGTTTTATCACCTCAAACTTTATGGTATGGTGGTCCTTTAAGTACACCTGTGGAAACTGCAACTTTATTATATATTAATGGTGGATTAGGTACTATACCTTTAGACACCACCTCAATAAAGGGAACTGCAGTAATGAGCTTTACTAATATTGATGACGATAAAAGTGTCAGTATTGGTGAAGGAACTTTTAATTCTCCGGGTGTGTCATTGAATGAGGCAACTGCTTTAGGTGTAAAAGCAGGAGTTGCAACACAAATTTCATATTCAGAACTTATAGGGTACCAAGCCGGACCTTCAACTGATGTTACTATGTCTGTGATTATAAGTAATGCAGCTAATGAAGCAGCTACTATAGGACAGTCTGTTCTTATTGGAAGAGATAATTTTGCAAACATAGATGCGGCAGGTCAAATATATAATAGTGTTTGTATAGGAACTTCTAACTATAAAGATTTTGATGGAATTAGTGTTCTTGATGAAGTAGTAATTGGACAGGAAAATGCTGAAGGCTTATTAGTTGGTTCAAATAAAAATATTGTAATAGGATTAAGGTCTGCACAAGGAAATGGTACCTCTACTGTTTTAACCGACAACATTATACTAGGATATGAAGCTGCCTTTGCTGCAGATGGACCTGCATTCGGTAATATTATAATAGGTAAAGGAGCAGGAAGTCAACTTGCAACAGGTCCGGGTCCGGCATCAAACAATATTGTGATAGGTAATGGTGCCGGTAAAGAAATAACTGCAGAGTATTGTATTGGTATAGGAGAAAATAGTTTAAGTACCCTTTGTACCGGAGGAAATAATACTGCGGTGGGAAGGTCTTCCTTAGAAAATAATGGAGAAGGAGAAGCTAATACTGCGGTGGGAGCTTATGCATTAGAAAACTGTCAGGATGGAAACCTAAATACTGCGATTGGATATTTTGCAGGTAATGTTCTTGCAACTCCTGAAAACATAACTTGTTTAGGATATAATTCTCAGGCTTTAGGAAATGATGAAGTAGTATTAGGAGATGGAAATGTAGCAATTTTAAGATGTAATACGGCAGTTATTTCAGCAATCTCTGATGAAAGAGATAAAAAAGATATTAAAAATGCTCCTTCCGGATTTGGACTTTCTTTTATAAATCAATTAAAACCTCGTGTATGGGAATGGGATAGAAGAGATGAAAAGGATGCAAAGATGGCAGGTAAAAAAGATATGGGATTTATTGCACAAGAATTAAAAACCCTATTAGATGCGTCTCCTGATGCAAAACAAGCTATGCCAAATCTTTTAGATGAAAGAAATCCTGACCGAATGGCAGTAGGTCCTGCGGCTTTAATTCCGGTGTTAGTTAAGGCGGTACAACAATTATCGGCTGAAGTTGATGCACTTAAAGGCACTAAAAAAGGTTAAATATAATTAAATGGATATTAGAAAAATTTCAATTGGTCCTGATTATAAATCAGGTGCGATGCACTACCTTGTTGGTCAATCGGTGTTAGGAGGAAATTATACTATTCATTTAATCAGACATTACTCTGATACCGATTCCATTAAAATATTTATAGAAGAAAAAGGTAGTCGTGTAGTAGTGTGTTGGAAGGAATTTAATGCTACTATGCCGGTATCTATTGAATACAATATAAACTTTTAATTATGTCAGACACTACACGTCAAGAGTTAGAAGAAACTCTTAAAAATTACGAATCTCAACTAAACGATGACACATTTTTTCGTTTATCTTTTGAAGAAAGATTAGAATTAGCAGATAAACTGCACAATATTAAAATGAAATTAAATGGAGTTAAACCTGAAAGCAGTTATATAGATTGTGTAGGGTGCGGCTCGTAAAATAAAAAATGAAATCACTTTATCAGTTTATAGTAAAACCTGTAGGCGGAAGGAGATATGATAATATAAAAAAAATCGGAAATACAGATTTTATTATGAGCACATCAGAAGAAGATGCAGCTTTTAGTAATAGACAAGCCGAAGTCATTGAAACTCCTTTAAACTATAATGGTTCAATATCTAAAGGAGACATACTACTTGTACATCACAACGTATTTAAGTTTTACAATGATATGTATGGTAGAAGAAAAAGCGGAAGAAGTTTTTTGAAAGACGATTTATTCTTTGTAGACCCTGACCAATTTTTTGCTTATAAAAAAAATAACAAGTGGTATGGATATGACCGCTATTGTTTTTTAAAACCTATTCCTCCAACCGAAAGCTATATTTTTAAACCTTTAACTAAAGAACCATTAATGGGTGAAATGGTTATAGTAAATGATGGCTTAAAAGAAAAAGGAGTCAAGAAAGGAGATATAGTTACTTATAAACCTAATCAAGAATACCAATTTAATGTAGATAATCAAATCTTGTGGCGAATGTATGACCACACAATAACTTTAATATTATGATACCAATGTTATACCATAACGTATTACCCGAAGCGGAAGAATATGTTAAAAGTGTTGAAGCCGGAAAGTTTGAAGATATTCAAACGGAATCCGGAATGTTTAAAAAAATCCAACAAAGAGGTGAAGATGCTCTTTATTCCTTAGTTAGTCACTTTATGCCGGAATATGAAATAGTAATGAATTTTGTAAGGAAATCTCCTTTAGGACAAAAAGAACCTAATTTTATTCATACCGATGAGATGCACGGAGATAAAACTTTAATTTATTACTTAAATCAAACCTATCCTGAAGGGTATGGAACTACTATTTATGATAATAACGATATTCCTATTTTAATTCATAGAGCACAATTTAACAGTCTTTTTATGTTTGATTCGGGTTATAAGCATTCAAGAAACATAGAAGAAAATTTTGGAGAAGGTGAAGATGCAAGAATGGTTCAGGTAATGTTTCTAAAAGCAAAAAGTAATGAGTGATTTTTTAAATATGCTTAAAGAACACAATATTAATTTAGATGAATTAAATAGATATATAGATTCTAAAGAATTTGAATTAGAAGCCGGTCCTGTAGTTGATGATAAAAATAAAAACTATGAGGTTAAAGAATCTAATATTGAAGGGTTGGGAATATTTGCTACAAGACAAATATATGAAGGTGAAGCAATAGGGTATGGAATAAAAGACCACACAAGGACTTTTGCAGGGAGATACGGTAATCATTCTCCCCATCCAAATGCACAATATTTCTATTTTAGAAATAATGATAATATGATATTAGTGGCATCTAAGTCTATTGAAAAAGGACAAGAAATTGTAACTAATTATAGACAACACACCTATAGCAAAGAATATTATGAGTAAAGAAATAAAATTAAAAATAATTGAAGCAGGTCGTCAAGCAGTAGAACAATTGATTAAGGTAGCTAAAGAAAAAATTATAAAACCTGACCCTGAAGATGATTTAGCGGCTGATAGGTTAAAGAATGCGGCAGCCACTAAAAAACTTGCCATATTTGACGCTTTTGAAATATTAAAAAGAATAGAAGACGAAGAAGAAGCATTAGATGGAAATACCATAAATAATAAAGTAGATACTAAACAAGGATTTGCAGAACGAAGGTCAAAATAAAAAATTATATAGGGTTATAAAAAACTATATTCCCAAACAGATTATTACAAATAAAAATCGTAATAAATCTTGGTTGTATGGATATAACCCTAAATATGACGTTGTTGTTATTTCAAAGTCCGGAGAAATAGGAGATATAATTAAAATAAGTGGACTAACTATTGCTTTACCTAAAACTCCAAAAGAGTGTCTTCAAAGACACTCTACTAAATCTAAACAATATTGGGAAAGAAAAGAATTACCTAAACAATTAGGAAGGATTCAATCTATTTTTCATTGGAACGAAATGCCTTCTGCTTTTAAAAGTAAATGGGTAGATTTTATAGAAACAGAATTTGACAATAGAGAATATGGTGTATGGTTTATGAATAATGGTGTGCCAACTTATATTACAGGTGCTCATTATATGTATTTACAATGGACCAACATAGATGTAGGTTATCCTGAATTTAGAGAAGCTAATCGTTTATTATGGATTTTTTGGGAAGCGTGTAAAGCAGATGTAAGAAGTTTTGGTATGATATATCTAAAGATTAGACGTTCAGGTTTTTCTTTTATGTCATCGTCAGAATGTGTGAATACTGCAACTCTTGCAAAAGATTCTCGTATTGGAGTTTTATCGAAAACGGGTAGTGATGCTAAAAAAATGTTTACTGATAAAGTTGTTCCTATTAATAATCGTTTACCATTCTTCTTTAAACCTATTATGGATGGTATGGATAAACCTAAAACAGAATTAGCTTATAGAGTTCCGGCATCTAAGATTACTAAAAATAATATGTATGATATAGATGAAGAAACAATTGAAGGGTTAGATACTACAATAGATTGGAAAAATACTGATGACAACTCTTATGATGGAGAAAAACTTTTATTATTAGTTCACGATGAGAGTGGAAAATGGATAAAACCTAACAATATACTAAATAATTGGAGAGTAACAAAGACTTGTCTTAGGTTAGGTAGTAAAATAATTGGTAAGTGTATGATGGGTTCTACTTCAAATGCTTTAAATAAAGGAGGGGGAAACTTTAAAAAATTATATTATGATTCCGATGTAATGAAAAGAAATAAGAATGGACAGACCAAAAGTGGGTTGTATAGCTTATTTATTCCTATGGAATGGAATATGGAAGGGTTTATAGACCGTTATGGAATGCCTGTTTTAACAATGGATGAAGAAGAGGTGGAAGGAATCAATGGAGAATACATTTATCAAAGTGCTATTCAATATTGGGAGAATGAAGTAGAGTCATTAAAGAATGACCCTGACGCATTAAATGAATATTATCGTCAATTCCCCCGTAGTGAATCTCACGCTTTTAGAGATGAAAGCAAACATTCATTATTTAATCTTACTCGTATCTATCAGCAAATTGATTATAATGATTCAGTTATTACTGAGCAACACATAACTCGTGGTTCGTTTTCTTGGAAAAATGGAATAAAAGATACACAAGTAATCTTTTCTCCTGACCAAAGAGGAAGATTTTATATTTCTTGGGTTCCTAATAAAAGTATTCAAAATAATCAGTATACTAAACTTGGAGTTAAATATCCGGGCAATGACCATATCGGTGCGTTTGGATGTGACTCTTATGACATAAGTGGAACTGTAGGAGGAGTAGGGTCTAATGGTTCTTTACACGGTCTTACTAAATTTAGTATGGAAGAAGCACCAAGTAATGAGTTTTTTTTAGAATACATTGCACGACCACAAACTGCAGAAATATTTTTTGAAGATGTATTAATGTCGTGTGTGTTTTATGGTATGCCTATTTTAATAGAAAACAATAAACCTCGTTTATTATATCATTTTAAAAATAGAGGGTACAGAGGATATTGTATGAATAGACCTGACAAAGTGTTTACTAAATTATCTAAAACAGAAAAAGAGTTAGGTGGAATACCTAATTCATCTGAAGATGTAAAACAAGCACACGCATCAGCTATTGAATCATATATAGAAAAATTTGTAGGAATAATTAACAATGAAGGAGAAGAAATGGGAAGTATGCCGTTTACTCGAACTTTAGAAGATTGGGCAAAGTTTGACATTTCAAATAGAACTAAGTTTGATGCTTCAATTAGCTCCGGACTAGCCATTATGGCTTGTCAAAGACATTTGTATCAACCTGATAAAAAAGAGTCAAGAATTATGATTAACTTTGCAAGGTATAGTAATGATGGCAAAATAAGTCAAATAATTAGATGAAAGAGGTTAAACTAAATATTTCATCTGCAGGATTCCCAAGCCAATTTGTTTCGGATGCCGAAAAAGCAACCGATGAATATGGACTGCAGATTGGACAAGCTATTCAATATGAATGGTTTCGTAAAGATGGGAATGGATGTAGGTTTTATAACCAATGGAGAGACTTCCATCGTTTAAGATTATACGCAAGAGGTGAGCAATCTATTGCTAAATATAAAAATGAATTAGCAATTGATGGAGATTTGTCTTACTTAAATTTAGATTGGACTCCCGTACCTATTATTCCTAAGTTTGTAGATATTGTTGTAAATGGTATGTCGGACCGTTTATTTAAAGTAAAGGCATATGCACAAGATGCAATGTCACAAGCCAAGCGTTCTAAATATCAAGATATGATAACAGGACAAATGGCGGCTAAAGATACTTTGCAACTTATTCAGAACAAAACAGGAGTTGACCCTTTTGTTGTACCTGCTGATGAATTGCCTCAAACAGATGAAGAGCTTTCTTTATATATGCAACTGAATTACAAACCTGCAATTGAGATTGCAGAAGAGGAAGCTATTAATACTATACTTGAAGAAAACCATTATATAGACGTTAGAAAAAGAATAGATTATGATATGACAGTTTTAGGAATTGGTGTAGGAAAACACGAATTTTTAAAAGGTGCAGGAGTACAGGTAGAATATGTAGACCCTGCAAATGTAGTTTATAGTTATACCGAAGACCCTTATTTTAAAGATTGTTTTTATTGGGGAGAAGTTAAAACTATTCCAATTATTGATTGTAAAAAGATTGACCCATCATTAACTAATAAAGACTTAGAAGAAATTTCTCAATATAGTCAAACTTGGTTTGATTATTATAATGTAGCACAATATTACCAAAACGACATTTTTTATAGAGACACTTGTACTTTATTATATTTTAATTATAAAACCACAAAAACAATGGTTTATAAGAAAAAAATAATGGAAACAGGCGGCTCCAAAGTAATAGAAAAAGACGACCAATTTAATCCTCCTGTAGAAATGATGGAAGAAGGAAGATTTGAAAAGTTTGAAAAAACTATTGATGTTTGGTATGATGGTGTAATGGTAATGGGTACGAATATTATATTAAAATGGGAACTTGCTAAAAATATGGTAAGACCTAAATCTGCAAGTCAACACGCTTTACCTAACTATGTAGCGTGTGCACCAAGAATGTATAAGGGTGTTCTTGAGTCACTTGTAAGACGAATGATTCCTTTTGCTGATTTAATTCAACTAACTCATTTAAAACTACAACAAGTTATTTCAAGAGTAGTTCCTGATGGTGTATATATTGATGCTGATGGATTAAATGAAGTAGATTTAGGAACGGGTAATGCGTATAATCCTGAAGATGCTTTACGTTTATATTTCCAAACAGGTTCGGTAATAGGAAGGTCTTATAATCAAGATGGTGATGTAAATCAAGGTAAAGTTCCTATTCAACAACTTACATCCAACTCAGGAGCTTCTAAAACCCAAATGCTTATTACTAACTATAATCATTACTTAAATATGATTAGAACAGTAACAGGATTAAATGAAGCAAGAGACGGAAGTGTACCTGACCCTAATTCTTTAGTAGGATTACAAAAATTAGCTGCTCTTAATTCTAATACGGCTACAAGACATATTCTTGATGCTAGTTTATATTTATATCGAAGTATTGCAGAAGCTCTTACTTATAGAGTAGCAGATATTTTAGAATATGCTGATTTCAAAGATGATTTTGCAAATAAAATTGGAAAATACAATGTATCTATATTAAATGATATTTCTGATTTATATATATATGATTTTGGAATTTTTATAGAGGTGGCACCTGATGAAGAAGAAAAGGCTAAACTTGAAGCTAATGTTCAAATGGCTTTATCTAAAAACGATATTAATTTAGAAGACGCAATTGATATAAGAGAAATAAAAAATATTAAACTTGCTAATCAATTATTAAAAGTAAAGCGTAAACAAAAACAAGAGCAAGATGAAAAGATGGCTATGCAAAAACAAGCGATGGTTGCACAACAAAATTTGAAATCTCAACAGATGGCTGCTCAATTAGCTTTGCAAAAGCAACAAGCTGAAATGCAAGGAAAAATGAAATTAAAACAAGCTGAAATTGCATTTGAAATAGAAAAAATGAATAATGAGGCTAAATTAAAATCTATGTTGATGGCTGAAGAATTTGAATATAACCAACAATTAAGAGATATTTCAGAAGATGCACTTCAACAGAGAGAAACACAAAGAGAAGAAGCTAAGTCTGCTCGTATAGACCAACAAAATAGTCAGCAGTCTAAACTTATAAATCAACGTAAAAATAATTTACCACCTCAAAGATTTGAATCTAATGAGGACAGTTTAGATGGTTTTGATTTGGCGGAATTTTCCCCAAGATAAACTGAATAAATTGAACAAAAAATATTTATTAACTTTGTAAAAAATTAAATCTAATGGAAATTAAAGTAAGAGCAGTAGACGGAGCTGAACAAAAATCCGTACAAGAAAGAGAAAAAGAACTGCTTGAGAAAGCAGAAAATAATGAACCAACTATTGCTAATATAGATACATCTAAATTAGAAGGAGAAAATAAAAAAGTAGAATCTTCAACGGAAGAAGCTGCTACAGAAGACACACAAGAAGAAATTAAAGAAGCTCAATCCTCAGAGTTAAAAGAGGAAGACGTTCTTTCATTTATTAAAAATAGATACTCAAAAGAGTTCACATCGGTAGATGAAATGTTTTCAGAAAGAGAAAACAATGAAGAGCTACCTGAAGATGTTAAGGGTTATTTTGAGTATAAGAAAAAAACCGGAAGGGGAATTGAAGATTATGTAAAACTAAACAGAGATTTCTCTTCTATGGAAGAAGACCAACTTTTGTCCGAGTATTTACTTTCAAGCGGTGAGGCTACAGATTTAGAAGATGTAGATGTCTTAATGGATGACTACACATTTGATGAAGAGCTTGACGAAGAAAAAGATATAAAGAAAATAAAGTTGGCAAAGAAAAAAGCTATTGCTAAAGCTAAAAAGTTTTTTAATGAACAAAAAGAAATGTATAAACAACCACTTGAGTCAAGTGGAAGTGGAATTTCTGAGTCGGACCAAAAAGAGCTTGATAGCTATAAGCAATATTTAGCTGAGGCTAAAACGAACCAAGAGGAAATAAAAAGGCGAAGAGATTGGTTTATTGATAAAACCAATAAAGTATTTCAAGACTTCAAAGGTTTTGATTTCAAAATTGGAGATACTACTTTGACTTTTAATCCGGGTGAAGGCGGCAAAATAAAAGAAGCTCAAATGGATTCTGCAGCTTTTATAAGAAAGTATGTAGATGAAAAAACAGGCTTAATAAATGATGCTGACGGATACCATAGGGCATTAGCCATTGCAATGAATCCTGATAAATTTGCTGCGTATTTTTATGAGCAAGGCAAATCAGATGCTACTGAAGATGTGACAAAAAAAATGAAAAATGTTGATATGCATCAACGTAGAGCACCGGAAGTAGTTCGTAAGGATGGATTGCAAATTAGAGCCGTAAACCCTTCAGAGGGTAGAGGCTTAAAGATTAAAAGTAGAAAAAAGTAATAACTAAAAATTAAGAAAAAATGGCAGGTAATTTTACAGGTCCCGGTTTTGACCTTCAGCCATCAGCACAACAGGTGCCGTTGGCAACAAACTATATTACCAATTTTGATTTCTTGAATCAGTATCTTCCTGATACATATGATAAAGAATTTGAAAGATATGGTAACAGAACAATAGGTTCTTTTTTAAGATTAGTAGGAGCAGAGCTTCCTTCTAATTCAGATTTAATAAAATGGGCAGAGCAAGGTAGGCTGCACGTTAAGTATACGCAAGTAGGTACTGCTGCTGCGGCTGCTGATGACGAAGCGGTTTTCCAAGTTAATGATGATGCAGCTCCGGCAGGACAACCTACTACAGGTCAAAATCCTTTTGACGCACAAGGCGGTATAGCTTTAAGAGAAGGTCAAACTGTTGTGGTGAGTCAAAATGATGGTTCAGGAGAAAACAAAGGTATCATTACTGATGTTGACTTAACTGCTTCGCCAATTCAGTTCACAGTTGCTTTCTATGAAGCAGGTGGTCTTGTAACTGCAGGTACAGGTGCAGGTAACGCAGATGTTACTGTTTGGATTTATGGTTCTGAATTTAGAAAAGGAACAAATGGAATGGATGGTTCTCTTGAGTCTGATGACTACATATTTGAGAACTCACCAATCATTATTAAAGATAAATATTCAGTTTCAGGTTCTGATATGGCTCAAATTGGTTGGGTTGAAGTAACTACTGAAAATGGAGCTACAGGATATCTTTGGTATATGAAATCAGAGCACGAAACAAGATTACGTTTTGACGACTATCTTGAGACTGCAATGGTTGAAGCAGTTCCGGCTGAAGCAGGTTCAGGTGTTGTTAATAACACTCTTAATCCTGATTATGGTAACAAAGGTTCTGAAGGAATCTTCCACGTAGTAGGAGATAGAGGTAATCTATGGACAGGTGGTATTCCTAATGCTCTTGCAGATTTTGACACAATAATCGGAAGACTTGATGCTCAAGGAGCTATTGAAGAAAACGTATTATTTGTTGACAGAGCATTTGGATTTGCTATAGACGATATGTTAGCAGCACAAAACTCTTACGGAGCAGGTGGTACTTCATTCGGTTTATTTGATAATGATGAAGAAATGGCACTTAACTTAGGATTCTCAGGATTCCGAAGAGGGTACGATTTCTATAAGACTGATTGGAAATACTTAAATGACCCAACAATGAGAGGTGGAAACGCTACAGGTGCGTCTTCAGGTCACATTAATGGTATATTAGTTCCTGCAGGTTCAACGTCTGTGTATGACCAAGTATTAGGTAAGAATGCTAAGAGACCTTATCTTCACGTAAGATATAGAGCTTCTGAAACTGAAGACCGTAGATACAAAACTTGGATAACAGGTTCTGCAGGTGGTGCAGCTACAAGTAGCTTAGATGCTATGGAGGTTCACTTCTTATCAGAAAGATGTGTATGTACAATGGGTGCAAACAACTTCGTAATGTTTGAAGATTAATATGTAAGAAAGTGGGGGTGTCTTTAAAGACACTCCCTCTTTTTATTGTTTAAAATTAAATTTAATTAAAATGAAATTAGAATTAAAAGACCGAGTTTATAAACTCACAAGAAACAAGACACCTCTGTCTTGTATTATTCCTTCAAGAAATAGTGGTAACAAACCTTTACTTTACTTTGATGAAGAGAAAGGTGTAAATAGAAGTTTACGTTATGCAAGTAATCAAAGGTCGCCTTTTGAAGATGAGCAAGACGGCAATGTTCTTGTGTCTCCTATTATTTTTGAAGATGGTATGTTAAGGGTGCCACGTACAAATCCGGTATTACAAGAATTTTTACATTACCATCCTTTAAATGGTAAAAAGTTTGTAGAAGTAGATTTTGGTAAAGATGCTCAAAAACAATTAGAGGTAATGAACAAAGAGGTAGATGCATTAATAGAAGTTAAAAAAATGAGTATTGAACAACTTGAAACATTAGGTAGAGTTCTATTTGCTCGTGATACTTCTGAGATGACAACTGCGGAATTAAAAAGAGATATATTAGTATTTGCTAAACGTAATCCGGATGCATTTTTACGTACTATCTCAGACCCTCGATTAAAAACTCAAGCCAAAGTACAATTGTTTTTTGATAATAAATTAATTGCATATAGAAACAAAAAGAAAGATGTGTATTTTAATTTAGACGGAAATAAAAAACGAATGACTACTATCCCATTTGGAATAGACCCTATTGAATATTTAGGGGAGTGGTTTAGGACTGATGAGGGAGTTGAAGTTTTAGGATTTTTAGAGTCTCAGCTTTAACCTATTTATATAAGCATTTAAGGAAAGAGAGAGGTAAAATCCCTCTCTTTTTTTTTTGTATCTTTGTGTTTTATTAACTCATAAATTTTTTTATTATGAACAAGTACGCAGAAATAACCACTACAGGTGGTGCAGGACTTTTCTCTGTAAAAGATATTGTTTCGTGCTATGTAGATAGTTCAGATGATATTGTAATGGATTACAGTAACGGTTCTCAAAGTAAAATTGCATCAGCTTCGGCATTAGTTCAAGCAGATGCTGACATCGTTTTTGGTGTCATTAAAAGTGCTCAACAAGAAAAATGGACGCAAGTATTATATAAGATTCCTGCTCTGAGCCAAGATATTAACGCATTTACATTCACCTTTTAAAACTTAGAAACTATGAATAAATTTTTAATAATGGGCAACTACGTTTTTGGAGGAAGTGTAGTATATGTAGGCTTAAATGCAGGAAACATTACTCTTAACTATGACGATAAGCAAATAGTTCTTGCAGGTTCAGGAAGTTTTGAAGATGGAGATAAAATTGCTATTGAAGCAGCTTTGGTTCAGGTTTGGGCACAATCATATACTGACTCAACTATTGACGTAAATTTAACTCAAGCAATAACAACAGTATCGTAAGAATTGTTTTATTGACAAAACAACTTTTTGTTTGGATTATTGAGAGAGGGTTGATTTTCCAATCCTCTCTTTTTTTTTGATTATCTTTGTAAAGACAAAAGTTAAAGAACTTAGCAATGATAAATTCAGTAAGAAATACAGTATTATCTATATTAAACAAAAATAACTACGGATATATTTCACCGGCAGATTTTAATCTATTTGCTAAACAAGCACAATTAGATATTTTCGAGGATTATTTTTATCAATATAATTATCAAATAAATAAAGAAAATGCAAGAAGCTCAGGAATGGGTTATGCGGATATAGCAAAGGGGTATGAGGAAGTAATAAATATTTTTTCTGAAACTAAATTTTTATTACACGATGCAAACAATAAGTTTTTTACTCCAAGTCCAACGACTACTAATGACAACTATTATTTATTAAACAAGGTACTTGCTTTTACTCGGTTATTGACAAGTGGAACTAATACTGCGGTTTTACCTAATTTTTTAGTAGACAATACCAATGATTTTCAAGCTGCAGGAGTACAAATAGGAGATATAGTAGGTAATGTCACCACTAATCAAACTGCACTTGTAACATCAGTAGCAGCCACACAAATAGGGGTGTCAGAAGATATTTTTAGTGCAACACCTGAAGATTATGTAGTCTATGACGATGCGATAGTTAACGAAGCTGAAAAAGTAACACATAGTAAAATTACGATGTTAAATAATTCTATGTTAACCGCACCATCTACTTTGTTTCCGGCATACACTCAAGAAGAACCAACATTAACTTTATTTCCGGGCAGCATAAATACCATTGGAGCAGTACAATGTCAATACATTAGATATCCAAAAGACCCTAAATGGACTTTTGTAAATTTAATTGGAGGTGAACCATCATTTGACCAATCTCCACCGGATTATCAAGATTTTGAATTAACAATGTCTGACGTTCCCACTTTGGTATTAAAAATATTACAATATGCAGGTATGTCAATTAGAGAAGTAGCTGCAGTACAATTTGGACAAGGATTAGAAGGAAAAGAAGAACAAGACGAAAAATAAAATAAATTATGCCTTATATATCGCAATACGAATACTACGAAAATAACGGAAATGCACCTGAAGATGCTAATTGGGGGTCTTATCAATATGTATCCCTTTATGACATAGTTAACAACTTTATGTTAATGTATGCAGGAAATCATAGTTTAGTAAACAATGAAGAAAGGTATAAAATATTATTTCACGCAAAACGTGCTATTCAGGAATTAAACTACGATGCATTTAAGGAAATTAAAATTTTAGAATTAGCAGTTTGTAACTCACTTAGATATGTATTACCATCAGATTATGTAAATTGGGTAAGAATATCGGTATTTAAAAATGGACTTTTATATCCATTAACAGAAAATATTCAAACTAATTGGTCAAATGCGTATTTACAAGATAATGAGTGTAGAATTTTATTTGACCAAGATGGAAACGCTTTAAGTCCTCAGCACTCTAATCTTGATTTAGCAAGAATAACCGGTGGTAAAAAATCTATTTATCTTAATCAAAACTCTATTTTTAATGGGTATGAAGGATGGGAGTATGATGGATATTGGTATTTTGGTTGGGAAATAGGTGACAGATTTGGATTAAACACCGAAACTGCAAACGCTAACCCAACTTTTAGTATAAACAAAAAAGCAGGAGTAATAAACTTTAGTTCGGGAATGGCAGGAGAATTATGTGTTCTTGAGTATGTGTCAGACGGAATGGAGAATGGAGATAATAGCGAGATATCTGTAAACAAACTTTTTGAAGAGTATGTTTATGCATTTATTGAATACTCTATTCTTAATTCCAAATTTGGAGTACAAGAATATGTTATTGCAAGAGCACGAAAACGAAAAAGTGCACTATTACGAAATGCTAAAATTAGAATCAGCAATATACATCCGGGAAGACTTTTAATGAATTTAAGAGGACGGGATAAATGGTTAAAGTAATAGTATGGCTAATATACAGAGAAATTTTGTTTTAGGAAGGATGAATAAAAGCCTTGATGAAAGGCTGCTTCCAAATGGAGAATATGTAGACGCAATGAATGTGCGTTTAGGCTCAACTGAAGAAACCGAAGTGGGTTCAGTTGAGAATGCCAAAGGTAACGTGCAACTTACTACTTTGCAGTATGATGGACAACCTCTTTCCGCCAATGCTCGATGTATCGGTGCTTATGAAGACGGTGCTACTGAAACCCTTTATTGGTTTGTTCACGACCCTAATTTTCCTTTAGGTGCCACAGGAAAAATTGACTTAGTAGTTTCGTTAAATACATTAAGTAATATTCTTACTTATCACGTTATTAGTATTGATGATGGGTTAGGTATAGACACTATTTTAAATTTTAATTCTACATATTTAATTACCGGAGTTAATCTTATAGATGATTTATTATTTTGGACTGATGATTACAATGCTCCAAGATTTATAAACATAAATCGTAACTATGCAAATCCGGTAGCTTTAGTTGATGGGATTACGGCAGAAGAATTGCTTGTAATTAAAAAACCACCTGCCGATTCTCCTTCTCTTGCTTCATCACAAACATCTGCACAAGATACATTTTTAGAAGATAGATTTGTATGTTTTGCATATAGATGGAGATATCAAGACAATGATTATTCTGCTACCTCTCAATTTACCGAACCTTCATTTATTCCGAGTCCTTTTAATTATTCTTATTCAACAAGTTTAAATGAAGGAATGGTTAATAATACCAACTTAGCTATTATTGAATATAACTCAGGAGGACCTCTTGTAACAGGTATAGATTTGTTATGGAAGGATATGCAAAATGGAAATATACGTATTATAGAAAAACTTAACAAAAGTGATTTAGGTCTTGTAGATAATACTGATTATAGTTACAGTTTTAGTAGTAGTAAAATATTTACTGTTTTACCTGACTCTGAAATTTTAAGATTGTATGATAATGTTCCTCGTCTTGCTGAAGCTCAAACCTTAATGGGCAATAGAATCATTTATGGTAATTATTTAGAGCAATATGATTTAATAACAACCGCAGGATTTCCTACTAAACTTGAGTTTACTGTTGCATTGGAAGCAGAGGATATTGGGTTAACAGATTTAAGCACGACTCTTGGGAGTAATGAATATCAATGGGATGGACCTCAAACCTATCTTAATACGGCAATTGTTATAGAAGATGTTGGGTTGTTAAATTTAACTGCAGGAGCTTTATTTGAGTTTCAGATTACCTTTGAACATCAAGATTTTACAGGAGACTTGCCTTTTCCTATAGATACCACTCCAAGTACCACTTTACAATTTTCTTATATTCTTCCTCAAGATTTTGCAAGTGTTTTTGATTTAGGAACAAGTGCGGACTTTTTAGATAAAATAGGTACTGCTTTAAATATTCAAACAGTAGCGGATTGTGCATTAGGAACTACCTTTACAGATAATTTTAATTGTTCGGTTCTTAACACTTTAGATGGTTTAACTAAATATGAAAGTGGTAGAAATGGACCTAACGAACCAATAGAAGTGGTGGTATTACCTACTTCTAATGATATGCGAATAGTTCTTAATGCCGTTAGATATGTAGATGACCCTACCGGTGTAGCTATTACGCAAGAAGTATTTGAATATTATCAAATCACAAGTAGTGAAGCCTCGTTTTCAGAAATTGGTAATCCAAAAAGTTTACATAGTAAAAGAGGTTATGAAATAGGAATAGTTTATATGGATGATAACAATAGAGCCACAACTGCTTTAGTAAGTCCAAACAATGCGATAGAAGTTCCTTGTGAAAATTCAGTTTTTGCTAACCGAATAATTGTAAACATACCAACAACGCAAATTGCACCATCTTGGGCAACTCGATATAAGTTTGTGTGTAAACAAGATAAAGAAGATTATTTTAACGTATACAGTCAATTCTTTTTTCGTGACCCTGCAGGGGGTTCCGATTATTTTTTACTTGAAGGTGAAAATGCAAGAAAAGTAGAAGAAGGAGATTTATTGAGAGTTAAATTAGATACTGAAGGTGCAGTAAGTAGTTGTGTTGAAACTGCGGTATTGGAAAAGGCGGCACAAGAACAAGACTTTTTGGAGCCTCCCCCTCAAGACGCAGATGGGAATGATATTCCTATTCCTTCCGGAGTATATGCTAAAATGAGAGCTAATAATTTTGCTACAGAAGTACAGGCTAATTCTTTTGTATCATCAGGAGAACTTTCTCAAACAGATACTGCAGGGAATTGTTCTCTTGTATCTTATCCTGTGAGCCTTCCTAATCCTGCTTTTGATAACACAATACCGTCAGGTCCGGGTAATTTTCAATATCTTCCTTGTGATATTCCCGGAGGTTCACGAATAACTATTAAAATTGACAACCTTCGTAAAGGAAAAAGTTGTAGTACATCCGGAGTTGAACGTAGAAAATATTTAGTAGACACTACTTTAGTTGCATCTCAAGATTATCCTTCTTTTAAGGATTGGTGGGATGGAGATAATGCAGCAAGTATTTTAAGCGGAGCAGGAGTTATTTCTGAAGCGGATTGTGGTGCGTCAGGACCGACTGCTAATTATTTGGCAGCTCAACTTACTGCTTCAGGAACAGGTTTTCCGGCTCCTATACAAAGTGATTTCCCTTGTGGATTAGGATTATATGTACAATTTTTTAGAGATGATACACAATCCGGTCAAGATTTCTTTTGTGTTGTTGGTATGAAAGGGTATAGTGGTAAGAAAAAGAAAGCGGTATTAAAAGTAACAGTAGAAATAATCAGAAGTAATACCTTATTGTGCTTTGAAACTAAACCGCAAGATGCATTACCTGACGTATGGTATGAAAGTTCTAAATCCTATCCTATACAAGCCAATACAGGATATCATTTTGGAAATATCCAAGACCAATCTGCAGTATTACCTGCAATTATTAAAACTGAATTTTTTAATTGTTATGCTTTTGCAAATGGTGTAGAAAGTTTTCAAATTCAAGACTCTCTTAAAGGTAAAGTTTTAAGATTAGGGAATAGAGTTTTTACGACTAATAATGAAAGTTATATGGCTATACGTAGGTCTTCCGATTTAACGTATAGTGGAGTATTTAATGATGAAACTAATGTAAACAAACTTAATGAGTTTAATCTTGGACTATTAAACTTTAAACCCCTTGAAGAAAGGTATGGACCTATTTATTTAATTGATGGAAGAGAAACAGATATTCTTACATTACAGGAAGATAAAATTTCTTATGTTTTGCAAGGTAAAAACTTGCTGAGTGATTCTGTAGGTGGTGGAGTTATTTCTTCAGTACCGGAAGTTTTAGGTACTCAAATAGCAAGAATTGAAGAATATGGAATAAGTCAAAATCCGGAAAGTTATGCTAAGTGGGGTCCAAATAAATTTTTTACTGATGCAAAAAGAGGAGCAGTTATTCAATTAAGAGGGAGTTCAGCTCAAAATGAGGCATTAAATGTAATTTCCGAAGCAGGAATGAGGTCGTGGTTTAGAGATTTATTTATCGAATCTTTTAACACACAAAAACTTGGGGGATATGACCCTTATATGAATGAGTTTGTGTTAAGCTCTAATAATGAGTTGTTACCTGAAATTCCTCAATGTATTGAATGTGGTATTACAAGAACTATTAATGTTAAAGAATCTTTCCCATTATCTTTCTGTGTTGATGTAGGCAATCTTGTGGGAGATGTGGATATAGATTATAATATTATATCTATTACGGATAATGTTCAAATAAACGCTACTTATAATGGAGTAACTTCTACTACAGGATATGTAAATAATAATGCAGGTTCGCCTTTAGTAGTAAACAAAAACAATGTTGTTGTTGATGAAGTAGAAATAGAAGTAGAAGTTGATGCAGGTGAAGTAACATTAGAAATTACTGTTAATTGTCCAAATGCTCAAGAAATAACTATTATACAAGTTTGTTATTCTCTTGACAATGATGCAGGTCAATTTATTCATAACGAATTTAGATGGACTGATGGTGCTTTTGTTTCTCCATTACATTCAGAGCAGGTTGAATTAGTATCCGGAGCTACGCAACCGTTAATTTCACAATATTCAGCAATTACCGGACCGCAAGGAGCAGGTTTTGTGCCAAATGATGGAGCTGATATAACTATTATAAGTAATAGAATTTTACCTATAGACGATTATGTTTTTGACCCAACTGTAGATGAATTAAGATATTTAAGAAGCAATACTTTATATCTTAACAATAGTGTTGATATGACTGCATTAATGGCTGCGTCAAATATTGCAGCACCTATTGTGGGAGGTCCAAATGAATACTCAGCTCAGTTTTCAATGCCTGTAACAAATGAGCAATATTTATATTTAATATATGATTATAGAAGAGCAACAGAAGCAGAGCTATGTTACTCTGACGTAAGTGCATATGCAGCGTGTTGTGAATGTGTAGAAGAAAATTTATTATTACAAAGATGTCAAGTAGACGGAACTGAACCAATAGAAACTTTTATAGCCGAAAACACATTAGATGTTGGTTTAGGGGAATTTGTTACACTTGATGGGGTGGCATATGAAGATTGTGTATTTGAAGTAATTGGCACTACAGAGGATGCTCCAACAGAGGTGTTAGGTAGTTCTTTACCTGAAATAGAAAATTGTAGTCAAGTATGTAATGTTTATCAAATTACTAATCTAACTGTCGAAAAACAAACTATTACCTACACACCTTGCGAAGATTCTGAATTTCCTGTTGAGTTAACAATAGATGGAGGAGGAATAGTTCAAATTTGTGCAGTATCTATTGTTGAATGGGATGACACAGAATTAGAAGTAACTTGGGCAGAATGTGAGTGTCCGGATAGATGGGTAATGGAAGATTGTTCTGCAGCAATAGGTGGTGCTTCACCTATTACTCAAGTTGTAGAGGCAGGAGCTTTCACCGTTTCTGTAGGTGATTTATTTGTCCTTAATTCCAACCTAAGTTGTGTATATAGAGCAGTTTATCGTACTGCACAAATTGTAACTGACATAATTAACTCGGTATCCACCGCAGAAGATTGTACAGACGTTTGTGGAACATATGAGATAAGTAATCCTACAGGGGGTTCAGATAATGTAGACTACGTAGACTGTGCAGGAGTTTCTCAAAACACCGGAGATATACCGCCTTTTAGCTCAGTATCGGTATGCTTAAAATCAATTGATAAAGCTACTTTCCCTGCAGGTTTTGATGTTATTAAACTTGATTGCGGATGTACATTATAAAAATTAAAAAAAATAAAATATGGCAGCATTAGGAAATTACTTTATAGACGCACCAACTTTAGCCGGAGCTACGTCAGTATATACTGACGCTGCAATGACTATTCCGGCTGCCGATGGATGGTACTCAGATGGTACTACGGTAAGACAACAAATAGGTGGAGTGTTAGGTATTGTCCAAACTTGTCCTTCTTGTACTTTCCCTTGTGGAACAGGAGTTACTGCTTCCGGTGGGGGTGGAATTTATGATTTAACTTTTAATGCAGGAAATGACATAGGTTGTACTATAATTTATTTTGACCCGGCAAATGTGCCTGATGGAATAAGAGTTCAATATGACGGAAGCACTTTTAATGAACTTACTGCTCCATCAACCGGTTACCTTGCGTCAGGGGTTCCTACTAACTATACTTTTGTAGGGTTAACAACTTCAGATTGTGGAATTGGTGCTACATTAGCAGGAGGCGGTTATGCCGGAGAAGATGAATATGTTTTTAATGGTGCTACTTTTGATTTAGTGGGAAGTTCAGGAACAGTTACCGGAGCAGCCGGTGATGTACAGTTAACTAATCCTGCACCGGGATACGCAACTCTTTATATCCCTAAACCAAATAATGCTCCCGAAGATATGACTGTTGAAATTTTTGGTCCTTGCGGAGGTACTGCGTGGCAAATTGAAATTAATTGTCCTGAGTTATTAATCTCGTGTCCAACAAGTATCATAGAGGGAGATTGTGCCGAAGAGTTTCCTAACAACTATTATAATGTTCCTAATCGTGGAGGGTTACTCGGAGAACCTGCTATTAATGAATTTTTTGTACAAGATGAATATGGTCTTGTAAAAGTTCCTGCAGGAAATTGGACTATTAATCCACCATCAGGAAAAAAACAAATAGTAGTAGATGCAAACGGAGTAATAACAAATATAATTGTATGTCCGTAGTAATAACTTGTGTCTTTGAAGACACTATTAAAAATAAATAAATGGCAAAAGGTAACTATACATTAACATACTCAGAAAGTTCTAAAGGATTTCCTTCTTTCTATTCTTATTACCCCGATTGGATGATAGGTATGAATCAATTTTTTTACACTTTTAATGGGGGTAACTTATGGCGACATAACACCAATCCTACGTATAATTCTTTTTATGGAAATGTTAATGAATCTACACTTACAACCGTATTTAATGAGATGCCTTTGGAAAATAAAATTTTTAAAACTTTAAATTTAGAAAGTGATGAATCTTGGGATGCTACATTAGTAAGTGACCTTCAAAATACAGGAGTTATAGATTATAGATGGTTTGAGAAAAAAGAAGCAGCGTGGTTTGCATTTGTAAGAAATGATGGTCCAACAGGAGCTAATACAGATGAAAGCCAATGGGAGTTAAGGTCATTAAATGGTATTGGAAGAAGTGTTTCAGTAGGAGGACCACCTGCTACGTATGTTATAGATTTTGATTTAAGTATTGATATAGGAAGCATTATTAGCGTAGGAGATGATTTATATTTTGCAGTTCCTCCTTTTGATACCCCTGTTTTTGCAGGTACAGTTACTTTGATTTCTATAGATAAAGTAAATGGACAAAATTCTATTGTTATTGATGGTACCGCAGTTGGAGCTACCAATCCTATACCTATTCAAGATGCTTATTTCTTATTTATTAAAAATCCTATTGCTGAATCTCACGGTATTTTAGGACATTATTGTGAAGTAAAACTCACGTTGCCGGTAATAAAAGCAAGTAATCCTACAGAGTTGTTTGCAATAGAATCAGAAGTGATGAAATCATTCCCGTAAAATTAGTATCTTTGTAAGACAAATGGGTTTAACAATACGACCACTAATAGACGAAGATTATGACACTATTCTTGTAGAGTGGTGGAAAGATTGGAGTTGGAAATCACCTAGAAAGGACTTTTTACCTGAAAATGGGTCCGGTGGATTGATGGTAATGGATAATGATATTCCTGTTTGTGCCGGATTTATGTATACTACTAACTCGGCAGTTGCTTGGGTAGATTGGATAATTTCTAATAAAAATTATCGTAAAAAACCTGAAAGAGCAATTGCTCTTACTATTTTAGTTGATAGTTTAACAAATTCAGCAAAAGAAAAGGGGTTTAAATATGTGTATGCATTAATAAAACATAAAGGATTAATTAGGGTTTATGAAGAACTTGGATACACTCAAGGAGATTCTTACCCTACTGAACTAATAAAAAAAATATAATATGTCAGCAGCAACAGGAGCATTAATAGTAGGAGCAGTAGGATTAGCTACCTCTCTTACTACTACAGGTATTTCATTTTCACAAGCGTCTGCGGAAAGGGATAAGATGAATGCTGCCAATGATGCAGCAGCAAAAGCAATGATGGAGGCAAGAAAAAAACTTGAGGTCAATTATATGGATGAATTGTCTATTAATAAAGAAGCCTATGAAATGCAACAAGACACTATTTTAGCACAAGCTCAAGCCGCTACACAAATGGGGGTTGAAGGTTCAGCAAGAGGTGCCGGAGCAACTGTCGGTAGAGTTCAATTAGCAACTCAAGCCGGAGCACAACAAACAAGAACACAAATGGCTGCTGAATTACAAAAATTAGAACAGTTATCTGCACAAGAAGATTCTCGAATCCGAGATATTGGTGTTCAACTTGATTTACAAGAAGTAGAAGGAGCACAAAATGCAGCAAGAGATGCTGAAGCAAGAGCTGAAGCGGCACAACAACAGGCTATGGAGGGTGTCCAACAAAGTGTCCAACAAGGTATTAGTTTAGGTGTAGGTTTATATGGAAAAGATATTGGAGGACAACAAGAAGCTATGGATAGATATACCGCAGGGTATGAAGCTGATAGGGCAGCTTTTGCTGATTCAGGAATGGATGACGCTGCCGTACAAGCTGCATTGGACAAAAAATATGGTGATTTTACATTTAGTGGTGAAATAGGAAGAGGAAATAAGAAACAATCATATACTGATGCACAACTTGATTCATTTTCATTTGAAGATATGACAAGAGGACAATTTAAAGATTGGTCAAAAACTACTCAAGCTCAAAATATATTTGGTAGTGAGGCTTGGGGTAATGTTTACCAAACTCCTGAAATGGACCCTTTTGCTTGGCAGTACGGTGATTTAGGTAGCGGAACCGGAACGTCAGGTCTTGATGCTGAGACAATAAAGCAAATTCAGATGATGAAAAAATTAGGTTTATTATAAAAAATACATTATGACTTATTATAAGTACGCTGAAAGACAGGTAGATACGCAGATAAATTGGGCAGAGATAGGGAAGAATATGTCCGATATGTTGCTCGAAGAGAGAAAACTGAGAGAACGTAAAAGACAAGAAATTGATGCGGCTACACGAGAGTTTGGCGAAACTTTATCTAATGCACCTACAGGAGATTATGATGCAGGGAATACCTTTACTTTGGATTATGCGAATGCTGCACAAGAAAATCGAAGACTGCAAGACCACCTTCTAAAAACAGGTCAAATGAGTTTGAGAGATTACACCGTAGGTAGGCAAAATATTCAAAGTGGCACAGATAGACTCTTTGATTTGCAAAAAACTTATCAAGCGGAATATAAAACAAAAATGGAACGCTTCGATAACGATGAATCATCTTTTCGTGAGGTTTGGGAAATGGAACAAGCCGAAGGACTTGCTAATTTACGTGAATCTCGAGCATACATTAACCCTACCAATGGAGTAGTAAGTGTGGGTAAGATGATAGAGGGCGAAAATGGTGTTAAAATTTTAGACCCAAACCAAAATAATTATGTTGGGGTAAATGAATTAAATCAAAGGCTAAAGATGAAGTACAACAAATTTAATGTTGATGCTGCTGCTGATAATGCTGCAAATCAGTTGGGTGCCTTAGAACTATCTACTATGAAATATGCAGGGAAAGGAAATGTAAATCAAATCCTTACTATGATAGATGCTAAAAAACACGACTTTGGTTTAGAAGGAGAAACGTGGGCGGCAGGATACAAAGAGTGGGAAACATTACAAGTGCAGTCAATGATGTATAACCCTAATAATGTAGCTTCAGTTTTAACAGACCGTCAAGTATTTATTGATGTTTGGAATCCAAACACATCTCAGTATGAAAAGCAGAGAATGACTTACACATTTGATAAAAAGGAGTATGATGACCCGAAAAAAAATTTCGGTCAAATGATTTATTTAGACCGTAGTAAAGATGCAAATGGTATTCCTGAATTTTCTGAAAAACAAAAAGAACTAACGGAACAGGCTTTGCGTATTGCTATTCGTGCTAATATTGATGTTAAAAATCAAGTTAAAACAGGTGGAACTAACCAATATGAGCCGAAGGACCTTAGGGATGCTAAGGGTGATATGAATAAACAAAAAGATGTATTAACAAAAGCAGCTCAATTATGGTGGGGTAATCAAGAACAAAAGAAGAAAGCGGCAGAATCTTTAAGAGCATATAACGACAACATAAAAGAAATATCTTTAACTGATAGTGGTGATGGTATATATATTACTTATAATAACGATAAAGCTCCTGAAACCATAGACTTTGGTACAAGTCAAATAGATTTCTTAGAGGGTATTGGAAACTTTGTATTACCTACAAACAATAAAATTGCAGATATAAATAAGGTGGCTAAAGATTCAGGACTTGATTTAACCAAACAATTGTTACAGGGTACTGACTATGACTTTACTTCAATGGGAGAGCAGACCACTACACTTCCGTTTGCTGAAGCGTTTAGAAGAAACGAAGGTGCTAAAATTAATAAAGCGGATGTATTAAAAGATGTAGGACCTAAAATAGATGGTGACAAAGAGTTATTAATAGTAGATAAAGTACGAGCTTTTGTTAAAGGAGTTCCCGGAATTACTGCTGATGATGTTACGGTTAGGGATTATAGAGCAGGAGGACAAGGAGTTGTTGTTACTATTGATGGCGAAGACTTTAATATAGATGTAGATGAAACTGCGGAAAAAGCACAAGAGGGATTAGATGCAGTAATAGATGCACTTCTTGGATTAGGAATTAAGAATAGTGAACTGATGGATGAGTATGTTAAACAATATGTAAAAGATTACGGTACTGTAAAACCTGCAAATAACCAACAAGATAATAACAATAAAGGTTCAGCTTCGGTTCCAAGACCAAATGGCGGATAAACTAAAGTAAATAGATATGAACGAAGAGTATTTAAAACAACTGTATGATTACTTAGTTTCTACAGATAATTCTTTCGCTGCAGACGTTCCTTTTAATGACTTTGTTTCGGGAATGGGAGGACAACAGTATGCGGCTCAAATTTATAGTCACTTAGGTTCTTTGGACCCTTCTTTTAAAACGGATGTTAATATAAGCGATTTTATGCTTTCGGTGGGTACAGTAAAAAAAAAAGACGAGCCACAAAAAGATGGGGATTCACCTTCGGCAAATACTTCTTTGGCTGCATCAAGTCAGAATAAAGACCCACAATTTCTTGAACCGCTTGTTACTGCACAAGATACTACTATAAATGGTTTTACAGTAAGAGGAAGAGATACTCGTACCGATGATTATGTAAATCCTACAACCGCTTTAAGACAACAACTACAAGAGGCAATTCCTATGAGTTCTGATGGTGGATGGATAGCACAATCAGAAAGGTCACGTGCAATGAGAGGAGATACAAAGTATCAACAAGCCGCAGCACAATTCAAAGCTGATGTTGCTTATACCCAAGAATTAAAAGAAGCAGAACAACCTTATTTATTACAACTTCAACAAGAAGAAGAAAAAAGAAAGAAAGAAGAAAAAGGTAAAATAGATACTGAAACACAAGAAGTAATTGGCACCGAAGAATTTAAAACTGCTTTAGAAGGAACTACACCTGAATCAATTGCTCTTGAAGAAGATGAGGCGGTAGAATATTTTAATAATCTTTACGCTGATTATGGTTTTACATTTAGAAAATCAGGCATTGGAGATGCTATGATAGTTACCGAAAAAACTAATGGTGAAAACATAGAAATAGACCTTGACCCATTTTTTAGTTCCACAGAAAAAAACGAAGCTATTAAGCTCCAAAACTTTATTACTAAGTATGCTCGTAAACCTGAAGATGTTAGAGAAAGCATTGAGGACAATTTTATTCAAGCATCTTTACGTGCACAAAATTTAAGAGAAAAAAGCAGAAAAAATGAAGATGGTTCCGAGTCTACTGTTTTATTTGAGTCTGCAGTTATAGATGGTAAAAATGTAGTTTACCCTACTTTATTTCCTAAGTATGAAGGTTCATATACTTCAGACCCTGAGTTTTGGATGGAGAAAAGTGGAATGGATGCTTATGCAACTGCTAAAGATAGAGGAGAGGTTTTTGTTTTTGAAACAGAAGATGAGGCTAATGCTTTTGCTGCCGGAAATTGGAAAGATGTTAATACTTCCGATGCAGAAGCTGATAGGTATTTTAAAGAGAAAGGATACGATTATGTAACCTTAAAAGAACAATTTGATACATATCAATCTATTCAAGATAAAATAGATTTTATTGATAAAGCTCCTTTTAAATATAACGATTTAGAGCCGGAGCAAAAAGTGTTATACAAAGATTTGTATGACCCGGCAACCGGTCAGATAAGAAACGATATTAATAAAGTTCAACAGGCTTTATATGACCAAGCAGATGAATGGAGTGGTATTTATACCGATGATGATTTGCAAGAATTAAGAGAAGATTTTGATGTTTATATGGATAAAAAATATCAAGCTCTTGGCACTAAAGCAATTATGGTTAATAATGCTTCTAAATATGTAGATAATGAATTAAAAACCAAATCTCTTAGTTTATTCGGTGTAGATATAGATGAGTTAGTAAACACAGAGGTTCCCGAAAATATGCAACCACAAAAAGATGCATTACTTACTACTTATAAAGCAAGTAAAGATGTGGCTCAACTTGCTGCTAATCAATATGAAATTGCTAACACTTTTCTTGATACTAAATTTGATAAAAATCTTAGAGGGGAGTTTGTAGAAAATTGGGCAGGAGTTTCCGATGAATGGATAAGAGGTTGGAATAGAGGACAAGTAGGAAATGAAATATTAAAATTATCATTAGGTCTTGAAGATTTAGATGATGATGCATCGGTAGCAGATATAGCAGAAGCGGTAGTAAGGTATATGGATAAGGCAGAAACCGGAAAAGTGAGTAGGGCATTATATCGTTGGCACCAAGCACGAGGTTTTGTAGAAGCGTGGGATGCTTATTCTGACAATCCGCTTGAGTTGATGACAAGTTTAGCAGCTAACAGTATGTCTCAAATGCTACCTTATGGGTGGAAAATAATTTCAAGTACAACGGCTGCCGGAGCAGGAACAGGAGCTCTAACAGGTTTAGCAGGGGGTCCGTTTGCGGAAGTAACTGTACCTGCAGGTGCTATTATAGGTACAGGATGGGGATTAAGAACAGGATTCTCAGCCACTTCTTTAGCTTTAGAATACACCAATGAAGTTATGGATGCGGCTCGTTATTATGGATATGATATAAACGACCCTAACTCCATAAAGGATGCATTTATGGATGAAAATGTTTGGGCAAGAGGTAGAGAAAGAGGTTTTGCAAGAGGTATTCCCATTGCGATAATTGATTTGATTTCTGCAGGAATTGCAGGTAGAGTATTTCAAGTAGGTAAAACTTCTGCATTGGGTACACGAGTTGCAGCTTTTGCAACAGAACGACTTGTAATTGACCCTCTGTTTGAAGGAGCAGGAGAATTAGCGGCTCAAATAAATGTTGGTGATGAACTACAATATAAAGAGATTTTTGCAGAAATGATGGGTAGCGTGGGAGCTAATGGTCCAATGGCTTCTTTTAATATGGCATTAGATTTAAAGATGCAAAACAACTTGAAAGTTGCTAATGATTTAACCACGATAAATGGACTTCTTAATGAAACCAAAGGAGTGTTTAAGCCTTCACTTGGAAGGGTGTCAGCGTGGGCAAATAATATGGAGAGATTAGGACAAATCACTCCGGCTGCTAATCAACGTATTCAAGAAAACATTGGTTTAATGAGAGATGCCGACAATGTATTGTCAGCTAATCCTGATGTGAAAAAAAGCCAAAAAGTTATGAGTAGAACGATGGAGCTTATGGCTGCTAAAGAAGAGCTTTCATCTACACCTAATAGAAAAAATGTTTTCAAAAACAAACTAAAAGAAATTAATCAAGAGCTACAAGAAATAGCGGAAACAGGAAACGTAAGACCTGAAGCACAAGAAGAAGGAAATACTTTTGAAAAAGGATTCCAAACTTTTCTCGGTGGTATTTCTCTTAATCGTCAAACTTCTGATACAGATATTAGAGAAACTGCAAAAGCGTCATATACAATTGACGGAATATCGTATGCTCGTAATAAATTTTTAAGACGTATTAATGATATGTCTGATGATGAATTATATAAAAGAAAAATTGTCGTAGACAACGATGAATCAATAACTGAAGTATTAAGTAAAAAAGTAGAAAATGCCATTTCAAAGCGAAAAACAAGAGAAGTGGATGCGGATAAACAAACCGGAGATATACAAACGGTGGAAGAAACGGTACGGGAGGTTTCGGAAGAACAAACCACAGAACCTACGACCACTCAGGAGGGTATCACGTTAAGCGGTCCGTTAACCACAGATGAAAACAATAACATTGTTACCGAGACAGGAGAGGAAACAGGGTTTACTCTTATAGATAATAACGATGGAACATTTGATGTAACACAAGAGAATGAGACAATTGTTTCAAAAGTAGTTGGAAAAGAAGGTGCACTTAAACGTGCTGCTGATGAGCTGACTAAAACAACAAAAGTAGAAGAAGAAACTATTGAAGATGTTGTAATTCCTCAACCCATTGTACGACCAACTAAAGCGGATAAAACTGCGTTTGACAATGAGACAATAGAACAAACAAGACTTGATGGTATCTTAGCCGGAATTGCGGATAAACAAATAGCTAATAAAAAACTAACTCCATTCCAACAAAAAGTTGCAGAAAAGAACCAATCAAGAATTGATGAAATTGTGTCTTCAAAGACACTACAAGATGAAGTTGCAGACTTGGAAGCAACACTTTCTGCTCCACAAGAAGTTGTTACAGAAGAGGTGGCTACAGAGGAGGTAAACATAGACGCTATGCTTACGGAAGTGGATGCGGAATTAAGCGGAAAATTAGAAGAGTTAAATAATGAAATAGCAGGTGTTAAAGCAGATTTAAAAAACAGTCTAAAAAAGAAAGGGTTAACAAAAGCAGAGAAGGCAGACCTAAGAGAAGACGCAAAAGCAGAAATAAATTCTCTTAAAGAAGATATAGCTGAAGCAAAAAGAGAAGCAAAAGCAGAGAAGGCTCAGATTAAAAAAGATGCTAAAGAAGGGAAAGTAGATTTTAAAACTGACAATAAGTTTGAGGCGGATGTAGATGAGGTAGCTGAAGTGACTGCAGCTATTAATAATTTAGAGTCAGGGAACGTCTTAACCACAATGGATGAGACGCAGGAAGACGTAACTATTGATGTAGACGAAATAAATACTCGAACAGACCGACCTATTCCTAAATTAAAATCTTTAGCGGTTATAAAAGGAGTGCCGGTGGTATTTAGTATTTCGGACCAATTAACAACAGGACAAGTAGTTAATCCTCAAACCGGAAATATTATTGATAATTTACGTGGTGGTATAGGGTTTACAGGAACTATAGATAATGAAAATGCTGCGTGGGCAAACACTACTGAAAAAGAAGCTAATGACCTAAAAGAAAAAGCCGTTAAAATTTATCAAGACAATAAAGAGTTCTTTGAGCAATGGTGGAAAGATAATCCTCAATATAATGGTTTAGTTCCAATGCCAATTGTTAAAATGGGAGAAGGTTCTATACTTTCTAATGAAGCAACCTTTAGGGTGTTTAGAGATAATTTATCTAAAATTCCTGAAGAAAATCGTAGAAAAGCAGTACAAGTTCTTGAAGAAGATTTACGTGAACGTATTAAAACAAGACAAGATGCAATAGATTCAGGACAAAAAACAAAAACAACTGAGAAAAATTATGCTAAAGAAATAGCCGGATTAAAAAGTGCACTACAAGCTATTGAAGATGCACAACCTGAGTTAATAGATGATGTAGTAACGGAAGAGTTTTTATCTAAACTTAGTTTACCTGCTCGTAGAAATTTCCTTGAAAGACTAACTTTTGGTCAACCTAATAGAGCAGGAACTCAAATTAAAATAAATGCAGGGAGAAAACGTATTCCTAAAATATTGATTGAAGGAATGAGTAAAGACGCTATTAGTCTTGTACACCTTGCTCCTATTACTGATTTAATTACAGAGCCGGGATTAAAAAATGTTAAACAAAGAAGCATTATTTCAATTCAAGGAATAGATGTTTTGAATCCTGAAGTGATAGAAGCAGTACATCCTAATTATCCATATGGTGTAAAAGGTAAGTCTATAGGAATATTAGAAAATCCTATTTCACTTGTTAGAGCTTATCCGGAAGCGTATAAAAAAGCAATGGCAGGATTAGTAGCTGATGAATCAAAAGGAAGAACAGTAACCGCAGCCAAAAGACAAAGAGCAACTGAGGAACAAAAAGAAACAATGCCTCAAATCGGAGAGTTAGATGCTTCGAGTGTAGGCTCTATATTAACTGAAACATTAGGAGTTCAAAACGGTCTTCCTGCTAATGAGTTTATCGCAGCTATTTCCTTTGGAGATATGGATAACGTAAGTAAGTTGACATCGTTTATGAATATTGCATTTCCAAGTGTAAATATTAGCACGGACCAACAAACTTTTAATACTGTAATTGAACAAGATAATGTAGTTAAGTATCGTAAAGGTAATGAGGTTATATATGGTGTTACAGTTGACGGAGACATCTATATTAATCCTGACGTACACAATTCTACTTCCGCCTTACATAATACTGCTATTCACGAGATGGGTCACGTTTGGACGGATTATTTGCAGACCACAAGGAAAGGTAGAAACATTTATGCAAAAGGTGTTGCTCTTGTAGAGCAAACAGAAGAGTATCAAAAACAACTAAAGAAATTTAAAGGCGATAAAAAGAAAGCGGCAAATGAAACAATGGCAATCCTTATTGGAAACAAAGGGCAGACCATTGCAGATGCATCAATAAAATCTAAATTCAAAGAGTGGTTGCTTGGAATGTGGAAGTTTATTAAATCACAGTTCAAACAAACTAAAGATTTAACGGAAGAAGAAATACAAAATTTAACACTTGATGAATTTATTGGTTCAGCACTCGCTGATATTTTTGCCGGAAAAGAAGTTAAGTTAAGTGATAAGCAATTAAAGAATCTAAAAAATCCTGAAGCTGCATTTAGTTCGGACCTTTCAATGACAGAAATAATTGAAATAGGAAGAAAAAATGGATTCTCAGACTCATCTATTAAACAAGTATTAAAAGGTAGAGGCTTCAAAGTAGCGGATATAAATGAAGCTATGACTGTGCGAGTAGACTTGTTTACCGAACTACCTCCTGCATTTGCAAGAGTAGAAGGTGGTATTCAAGAGGCTTATCAAATGTTTAATGATATAAAGGTCGCATTAAATAAATGGGCAACAGATGGATTGGGTAATGTTATAGGATTAAAAAGAGTTAAAACTTTTGGAGAAATTAGACAAAAAGCACAAGAGCTTATTAAAAATCATCCAACCTATAAAAAACAACAAGACCAAATACAAAGAGAATTAAGAATTGACTTAGATAAAACACTCGGATATAGAGGTGGAACACGGGCATTTTCTCAAGAAATGTCAGATATAAGGAGAGCTATTAGAGAAAATAGAATTGGGGTAAAGAATCAAAAGGATTATATAACTCGATTAAAAAACTTTATTAGAGCTTCTTTACCGGAATCTAAAGCATATACTAAAGCTCAAATTCAACGTCTTATTAATTCCGTAAATAGAATAGATGTAAGAAAAGACAACTTAGAAGCAGAAACAGAAAGGGTTATAAAAATAGTAGAACAACAACGTGCAAAAGAAAAGCGTTCCACTATTGAACAAATAGCAAAATTAGCTAAAGCTAAAGCTAAACCTCGTTTACAATCTAAGAAAACACGAGCTAAAGGTATTGATGCATTAGGACAAGTAATATTTAAAAATGTAACTAAAGTATTAAATGCTGCTACTATTGTTAATCCTGAAGTAAGAGCACGTAAATTAGAAGAGATTAAAACTTATTTAGAAGCCGGAACAGTAGAGCTTAATGGTGAAAAAGTTTTAGTGAGTAGTATTGTGGATGCCGCTATTCAAAAAAGTATAAACGGAGAAACCTTAACTGCATTAGAAGAAAACTTAATGCAATTACAAATGGCTTATGATACATTTGGAGACATTCAAAATAAAACTTTAGAAGAGGTTCAAGAGTTGCTTGAGGATATAAAGAGAGAAAAAACCGAATCCATTATGAGGTTTAATAACGAAAGGCTTAAACGTGCTGCTGACAACCAAGTAATTGCTGAACAAGCTACAGAACAAATACAAAAAACTAATACAGATTTATTTACGGAAGATGGGAATTTAAAAGATAAGAATGAACGTAATCAAGATTTAGAAAAACTTAAAAAAGATTTTACTGCTAAGGGAATAATTACAAAAGTTTATAACGTAATAACTAAAAACCTTTTTGGAAGAACAGAAGGGATGATTACACGAGCTAAAAATCAAATTACCAATTTAGGAACTATAACTAATTTCTTAGACAATAAAGTAAAAGGACTTAATGTTTTTACAGACCAAGTTTATCGTAAACTTGCACGAATGCACGAATTAGCTTTGAGTAATCAAAGATTAATGAAACGAAAAGTTGATGAAATAGCTAAACAGTCAGGAATAGAAAACGGATTTGAAGGAGTAGAAAAACTATTAAATCAACGATTTGGTTTTACTAAGTTAGGAAAAGTAAAAACTAAAACATTAAATTTAATTACTTCTAAAACCGGAAGAAAATATAAGTCAGAATTTAATGCTAACCAATTATTAAGAATATATGCGTTAAGTAAAAACCCTGTGCAAAGAGCTAAGTTGTTAAATCAAGGGATAACTGACAAAGTATTAGCAGATATTAAATCAGACTTAGGAACGGAGCTTATCACCTTTGCTGATAAAATGGTTGGGTATTTAAGTACAGATTACTTTAATGAAATCAATTCCGTTTATAGACAGGCTAATGGAGTAAACTTAGGGTTTGTAGAAAACTATTTTCCTACTAAAACTATTGCTCCTAAAGTAGATGCTAAACTACTACAAGAAGGAAACTTTAATGGAATATTTTCCGCAGATACTGCACCTGCTTTTAAAGAAAGAACAGACTTAGGGAGTGACATTAATTTGAAAGAGGGAACTTTTTCTAACACCTTAATGAACCATATGGAAACTATGGAACGCTATAAAGCATATGCTATAGGGGTGCAAGAGATGAATGCTTTTATGAATATTCCGGCAGTTAATGCTTTGCTTGAAGTCTCAGGATTAAAGTCTTTAACCAAGTTAATTATAAATGCGGAAATTAACCCTCAATCTGCCGCACAGGTAGACGGAACGCAATCTACTATTGTCGAGTATATGCAAAGGAAGTTTACCTCATTTGCATTAGCTTTTAAAGTAGTCCAAATATTTAAACAAGCAATATCGTTTATGAATGCTTATGAAAAATATAATTATTTTAAACCTGATTCAAAGATTCCAAAAAAACTACAAGGTCCAATTGATTTTACAATGTTTATGGTAGATGGTGCAGGAGTGTTGTTTGAAATGGGTAAAGATTTAGTAGGAATGAATGGAGCTATTGCTAAAGCACGTAAAATGTCTGCTACTTTTGATAAGCGTGTCCAAGAAGGATTAGAGGGTGATGTCTATGGTCTTGAATCCGGGAGTCAAACATTTAAACAAGCCGGTAAGGGAACAGGTTTATACCAAAGAGGTAAACGAGCATTTAAAACACTTGCTGCACGACCAACAATCATTGGAGATATTATGGGAGTAATGGGTTATTATATTAATTACAAGCGTAATATTGCTAATGGTATGTCAGAAGCACAAGCATTAGAAGAATTTAATGAGTACAATCCTACTCAGCAGTCAAGAAGAAATATGGACAAAATTCCTTTACAATTAAAAGGAGATATGTTTTCTAAGGGATTTACAATGTTTGGGAGTACGTTGTTCTTGCAAATCAATAAAGTAATGCAATCCTTTACTAATATTTCACGAGCATTGGCGGAAAAGAAAACCCCAAAAAAACAAGACGTAAGAGCTTTCTATCTCAACGCTGCAGTAGTTAACGTATTGTTTGTAGGTGTGTCTAATATTGCTTTATTAACTAAAGGAGATGATGAAGACAAGGAAGTTTTTATGAGAAGAATAAAAGATGCAATGATGGGATTAAATTTACTCTATCAAATCCCATACTTAGGAGCTGCTGCTGAAAAAGGAATAAACTATTTAAGAGACGATAAAAAACCTGTTGATGATGTGGTAAATCCTTTTAGTGCTATTGTAAGTAAAATACAAAAACAACAACGCAAAGACCCTGATGCGTGGTTTAAAACCTATATGGTACCTCTTATGGAATTAGCAATGGGAGCACAAGTAGACCCCTTTATTGGTTTATATAATGCAATTCAAGATGGTGTGTTTGGAAATGACACTTCTTCTAAAGAGTATTATAATAATGTGTATGATTTCTTAGGGATAACACCTTCTTATCGACCTGATGCAATGAGAAACAAACGAGGTGTAGACTTAGAAGGAGTAATGCCAATAGGAGGAATAAAAACTAAAACAGACCTAAAAAGGTATGACCCTGAGCTATATGATAGAATGTATGGGAGACAAGACGAGATAAGAAAAGAGCAAAGAGAAAGAAGAAGAGAACGGTTAGAGGCAATGGGTTACGTAGAAAGAAACGGAAAACTTTATCGTATTAAATAGTGTCTTCAAAGACACCATCATAATATTTATGATACTTAAACTCATCTTGTTTGTCGTAATAAATCATTAACTCTTCATCGTTTACGGCTCCTTCACGAGGCTTTCTTCCTCCCCAACGAACCACACCTTTAAGGTGTGTGGGTTTACCATATATGATGCCATCGTCACAAGACCAAATAAGTACAGGGTTAAGTCTTTTATCACAGAGTTTCACTACCTTTCTTGCGGCTACCGGTAAAGGATAAGCAGAAGCAATAGTGCGATATCTTCCTTTTACTTCAGCATAAGCAATTAATTTTCCGGAAGAATCATATACTCTATAGTCCACATCATTGTCTCCAAGTTTTTTGAAGCTACCATTGAAACGGCTGACAAATTTTTTAATTGCTTTTTTTTCTCTCGTTAAATCTTTATTTGTTTCAAACCTCATTGTTTGGATTAAAATGTATTTCTGCGTGACACCTACAACAAAGGACTACGCACTTATTAATTTCGCTAAGTATTTTTTCTTTCGACATTCCTCTGTGAGCACCATTACTTACTTCAAATTCTTTGTCTGCACGGGGATGATGAAACTGTAATGCCGATGTTGTAAAGTTACGATGAGTTTTTGAAGAATACCCACATTTTTCACAAGATAATTCTGACTTGTATTTATTTAACCAAGCTCGTTGTTTTACTCTATAGTGATTCTTGTTTTTTACATAACAAGTATTACATATTCTTCTTCTATACTGTCTATTTTTTTTTATACCTGCGGTGGGGAACTCTAATATAGGCTTTACTTTTTGGCAACTCCTACATTTTCTTTCGTCATTGTCATCCCACGTTTGTATAATCATAACTCATCTTGCATAGAGTCGTGAAGTCTTTTAAGTTCCTCTATGGTTTTTTTGATTTCGTGTTGAGCTTTGTCTATCTCTCTATCTACAATTGATTCATAAATTTCAGAAAGGTTTTCATAAAAGCCATCCATTAACATATTAATGGAACGAAGTCTTTCGTGGTCTATGGCTGAAAAATTTTTATTCACTCCAATCTTCCATTGCGGTTAAAAACTCATCTCCCATTCTTTTATCTATTTTTTTTATGCTTTGATATATTTTACGAGAGTTTCTTTTTGCTTGATTTTTTTCTGATGTTGAAGAATCGGTTCCTAAGTTACAATACATATTGCAATCTATCCGTAAAAGCTCATCAATTTTTTTTCGGTCATTCCACGATGTAAACTCTGTAATTTTTTCTATATCATCAATTGTATAGACCATTTAAAAAGTGATTTAATTTAGTAGTTATGGTTCTCATTTTTTCGTCTGATAGCTTTCTATCATCAATAAGTTGTATTAGATTTTTATACTTTTGATAATAATTTAGACTATACTTCAACTCTTCAATAGACAAATTTAAACTTTTATTTTGTTTCTCCAAATTATATGCCTCATTAATTAACTCTGCACGAGTCATAAAAGATGTGGTGTGAACGTCTTCTTCGGTAGCCGAATAAACCTCGTTTATTAACTTATAATCATCTAATAATTCTTTATCAAACATTATAATATCATCAAACTGTTTAACTCCATTAATTATGGTTGCGTGGTTTTTGTTTAAAGTTTTAGCAATAGCTGACCATCCATACTTTCTTTCGTTAAGCATTTTATAATATATCATTCTTGCATTAATACATTCTCTTTTTCGTGAGTTGGTATATATATCAACTCCTAAGTAAGATTCAATTACTTTTACAAGATTGTCTACTACGAATTGTTCTACTACTTGTCTCATTTTTATTTAATTTAAGTGTTTTGTTTGCTAATATATAATCAAGATAGTCGTCAACGTCTATTAAACTTATGTCAAGAAATAATGGTGGCTCTTGGGGTTGTTTTAAATATTCTATTTCAAAATATATAGGTTCATCTAACACGGTACACACACCGCCAACTCGTTGAGTCCATCCTTCAAGCTCATCTAACTCGTCAAAATTTACTTCTATCTGTTTTGCTACATCTATTCCTGCTTTTGTAGGGTATTGTTCCAACCTTTCTACAAACCAATCGTCAACTTCAAAATAGTTAACCTCTGTATATTTCTGTTTTAATTCCATACGCTTTTAGTTCTTTTATTCTAAACTCTTGTAATTTAGAAACTTTGCCTTCAGGTTTTTTTACCTCACTAAAAATTACATTAGATTTTGGTGGTATGGCTATCAAGTCCGGTATCCCATTCTTGTTAGTTTTAATTAATTTAATAACATAATATCCCTGACTTTCAAGTTCTTCTATTCTTTTTTTTTGTATTTGTTGTTCCGTCACTTTTTGAATTATTTCTATAATCAATTATAAATCCTACCAATACAATTAAATTCATTCCTGCCGATGCCAAAATTTCTTTTATATCAGCATACACATTGGTAGATAAATGAATGTGTCCTACTATCCAAAAAGGCATTGCAAGATTCTGACTCACCCATACTATGAAAAAGGAAATAAACTTTTTCATAACTACAAATTTAGGAAATCATTTTTAAAGTGACGTACAGTATAATCTTTCTTTTTTATAACGGCTTTATAAATTTCTTTTTCTATACCTCCTTTAGCAAAAATCCAATACACCTTGCTATTCGTTCTATCTTTTGTTGTCATCCTATCTCGACTTTGCCAATAACTTGTAGCACTAAAATCTATATTATAGTACACTAACGCTTGTGCTTGTCTTAATGATATTCCTTCTCTACCACTTACTATTTGTAACGCTATATTTTTATCGGTGGTTGTAAATTCTTCAAGAGAATTACATAACTTATCCTTAAATACCTCTTTTAATGCATTATACTCTTCTCTAAATTTATAAAATATTGCAATTTTTTGGAACTTAAACTTTTGTTTTATGTAGATAGCTTTACTATAATCTAATATCATTGAGTTTCCGCTTTCAAACTTTATTGTTCCTGAATACAGTTGATGGAGTTTCTGCATTAATTTAGCAGGAGTATCACCAAGTATAACCTCATCCTTTCCTTCAACCACTCTATGTTTTTTAAGAGATGATGCGGTTTCATAGGTCCGAGAAACCATCTCTACTTCTAACACTTCTTCATTAATATTATTTACAAAACCTGCCTCTTTTTGTGTAAAAGAAATAGTCATTGGCTTTATTTTATCAAGAATTTTAGTTAGTCCTCTTGAATAATCATTGACATATAAAGAATTGATTTTTCTTTGTTTTACGTTTACATAATCTTTAGCAAACTTATAAAAACTTACATAGTCCTTAAATGGATTTGACGGAATCCCATACACCTGATGATACATTTGACTGTAACTCTCAGGTGTTGGGGTTCCTGACATCAAACACACATATGGACTTTGGTTTTTTATAATTTCTTTTACCTGCTTTGCACGTTTACTTGGTTTAGGGAATGCTCCCAAAGTATGTGCCTCGTCTATTATTATAAAATCCCACTTAACTTTTGGAGCTTTGTGAATGCTTTCGTAATTAATAACACAAAGAGTAAAGGTTGGATTTAATTGATTGTAATCATCTTCAATACTTTTTATGGCTTTCTTTTTAGTTAAGAATAAAACATTCCTTGCCTGTACCTGTTGTGCTATACCTAAACTTGTAAAAGTTTTACCTGTTCTTACCTCCATTGCGAGATAAATAAACCTATGTTTTTTTAGTATAGGTATTGCATCTATTATAATTTTTTTTTGGTATTCTCTAAATCTAAACATCTCTTTTCAAAAATTTTAATTGAGTATAATATATTCTCTCTCACTTCATCATCCCCCTCTTGTTGCCACTTAAATTCTTCTACATAAGTTGCTTGTTTTCCTCTTCCTATTTTTCTTTTATACGTTTGAAACATAACTCGTTTCAAAATGTGTAGTTGTTTTAAGTGGTCGCAATCAGTTCTTGCGTAAGTCTCTCCCAATAATTTCGCCATCTTTAATTAGTTTTTTAATTTCAATACATTTATCATATTCTTCTTCGTCAGCAAAATAATTTAGCAAAGTTTCAAGTGTCTTTAAAGACACAGGTTCTTCAGGATTAAATATAAAATATCCTTCATTTTTTAAAACTAAATCTTTTAGTGTTCTATAACCCATTAAAATATTATAGGTGTTATTCATTGCTTGATGAATATTATACATTGAGTTTGGATTGAATATTAATTTCCTCTATTGGTTTTATTCTCATCCATCTTCCTTTTTCATCTCTCCCTTCTTGTGGTGAAACTCCTGATTTATAAACTGCAAAAGCAGACATCCATTTGTTAAATCTAATTCTGCTTAGTGTTAATTTAGATTTAGGAGCATAATCGGGATACTGTTCTATATAATCAAGATAACACTCTTGTAGATTTATTCTAATATCATTTTGTAGTAAAGGATTTTTTTCACTACCATTTATTAAACCACACCACTCAATAAAGTCGTGAGAAGTTTCGGCAGATAATTGTCTAATTTTTAGATTAACAAATTTGCTTTCAACTAATCCTGTGTTTAGATATCCTTGTAAACATTGAACCATATAATTATCAAACGCACACCATTCATCATCATTCCAATCCCCAAATAATAATTTACCAAATTCATCTATAGGAGTAAAATTCTTTTGATAATGTTGATGTAATTCAAGTTCCCATTTTCTTCGAGCAAAAGAATTACCACTTCCTTTTATTGCATAGTTGGTTGTTATAGATATCTTCGGTGACTTTTCAAATGGAATTTTAATGGCATCTTTATTTTTCTTTTCAAGAGTTAATCCTTCAGTCACCACACTAAATAATCTTTCAAAATCAAAGTGCTTTCTTACATCATCAAACACAAGAATTTGTGTGTCTGCTGAAACAAGCTGATAAGCAAAACTTCTCTCAAACGTAAAAGACTTACCATCAATAGTAACTACTTTTTTCATTTGTGCTAAGGCATTCATAAAGATTCCTTTACCTGTTCCACCTTCAGGATTGTCAGAGATAACCTCATCGTTTAAAATAACCGCAGGGCAATAAGATAAATTTTTATGTCCGTGCATTAAAAATCCAATTGTTGATTCCATTGACTTCACCCTATCTTCTTCAGAATTACATATGTTTTTAATAAAGGTTGCATAATCAGTAGTTGGAGAACACAAAGTAAAGTTTCTATCAATAACGTGGTCTTTCCAAACATACCCTCCTAAATCAATATAATCAATCATAACTACTTCTTTTTTAGTTATCTTAACTGCACAGTTTCTATAATATAGATAAGAGGTGTCTTTATTGTCTTGAATAAAATAGATATCAATTGTAGACAATAGGGTTAGAAACTCTTCTTTGAAAAAACGAGTATGGTCTGCAAAATAATTATAGATACTTAAATCATCTATTTCTATTAAGTGATTTAGAATAAAATCTTTTATTTCTTTTTCATCGGTGTGGTCAATAAGATTGTTTGTTACTTTTACAAATACATAATTCTTACTTCCTTCAGGGCAATATTTATAGAATCCATTGTCTTCCAAAAACTGCTTAAATAGTATATGAATTATTTTAATTACTCCCTTTTCATTTTTAGTCCAAAACTGAGTTTCTTGTGCCTCTTCATCTATACGAGTTAAAACTGCCTCTATTATATCGCCATCCACTTGGGATTCTTCTAATGAATGACGGAGTTCTTTTTTTGATGCACCACGCTTTAGTTTTATTTTTAGATTATTTACTCTTTCTTCATCTTCATAATATTTAGTTCCAAAGTTTTGAGTATTAGCATAAGCCGAATCTATAGTTCTATTTATTTCTCTCTCATTAAAAGATTGTGTTTGATAATTAGAAAGAATATAACCGGCAAGTGATTTATTAATTCCAAAATCATTAAAGGCTGAAGCAAGGACATAACAATTGTGGTTTCTTTGTCCTTCCTCCATTGGATATTTTTTAGTCCACCATTTCGTTAATATCTCTACAATTTTATTTTCATCAGTAATAGGAAGAGTTGGAGCATCTCTATATTGATGTTTTTCTTGGTATTCTCTTTCATCTATTTTATCCCATAAAGAAGAGTTCTCATTTACGTATATCAAGGGGTCGTATGATTCGTAACACACACGAGATAAATTTTTACAGGTTACATCAAACTTCTCATTATTAAAATGTTTTTGTAAACTGTTAAAGTAATGAACGTGATTATCTACATCTTGAGGTATTTTAACTAAAACCTTTAAGCCTCTGCCTGATGGAGAAACAAATACTGAATAGGTGTATGGAGATTTAGTTATGTTTTCTTTGTCTTGTAAAAGTTCTTTACTTTTGTCGTAACCATCAAAATCCAAGCAGATTAATCCTGAATGTTCTTGAATTGAGTTATCATTACGCTTTGTAAATGTTCCACTAAAACAAATCGCAGGAAGTTGTTTTTTAAGTTCGTTACGGTCAGATTTCTTTTTTTCTAACCTAATTCTTTTTACTAATTCCTTTGAAGCACCATTTTTTATCCTGTCTATAATGGCTTCAACTTCCCTGTAAAACGGAGCATCCGTTGACTTGATGTTTCGGAAGATTGTTATTTTTGATGTCATAAATTTAATTTTAATGTTGAGTTGATGTTAACTTTCTGCTAAGTTTGTGTCTGATTATCAATGAGTTGCTAACTTTGTTAACTTTTTTCTATCGTATGAAAAAAAATAAAATAATAAAATAAAAGATAATGATAGATAAAGAAAACAAAAGTCAGCATCTCAATGAGCAAAAAAAGGAGGAGTTTCCTCCTCCTCTAATTTAGAAAGGTAGGTCTTCGGTTTCTGCCTCTTTTGGTGGAGCAGTTTCCGTTTCCTTTTTAGGTTCAAATGTATCAAGTTCCATATAATATGAAAGTGACTTTGCCTGATTAATATTCAGATTAACCCAACCATTCTTTTGGTGTTGTTTTAGAAATGCGATTGCATCATCACATTTTACACTAACTCTCCCTACTACAAAGTCAGGAGCATTTTCTCTACGTTTGAAACTAAATCCATCCGCAAACACTTTTTCTTTTTGTGTCATAATTAATTATTTATTAAAATTTTGTGTTCCAAAAAACTAATAGTTGCCTTGATGATTTGACTCTTCTCGGCACGAGTATTGCAAGTGTTTGGAACATCCACTCTTAATACTCGGTGTGTTTTAAATATTCGTGTCTTCAAAGACACTAATATCTTCTTAAATTTCCTCATAAAAATAATATTGGTTAATATCTTCAGTAGGATTGTCGCCATAAAATTTTTGATAAACCTCTACTGCTCTTTCTACCTTATCTTTTCCCCTGTCTAAACTCTCTTGACTAACGGTATATGCTCCCATCATTAAACTTGTTTTATCAAGAACGAGAAACATCATTGGTTTTTTGAATAAAGAAGAATAAATATATGCTTGACTATCGTAATTATACTTACGAAAGTTCCAACGAAAATCATTAATATTTGATGTTGTTTTCAAATCGAATAAAAAATCTTCGCCTACTATATCTGCCTTACCTTTCCATAGTTCTCCACAAAGTTCAGTAACGGCAGGTACTTCATATTTATTTTTTTCATTATTGATGTAATTGAAAAAGTCAAAGTTTGTTTTCATAGTGTCCACCCATAACTCTACCTCTTCTTTTTCTTTAGTTAAAAGAATAAGTTCTTTTTGAATTTCAGCAAGAGATTCTTTATATTTTTTAGTTGCTCTTGATGACACATCAATATGTTTAACCTTCTTTGCCTTGTCGGGTTCGAGAAATAACTGATGGAAATATCTACCCATTGCAAACTCTTTGGAATCTTTTCTTTTAACACCAAACTCTTTTGGATTTTTTAATAATGCACCAATGTCTGAATTAGATAAAAACTGTCTTCCAAGACCATTGTAGTATTCATCATCATTTTTAAGTTGCTCTAATATCTCTGCGTTCATCTTATATATTTTTTTTGATTTCTGCTTTAACTATATTAGGTACGGAATACTTTTGTTGTAGTGTTTTAACTATTTTAGTTAACCCCATTTCTTTATTAGCACTAATCCATTTTAATGCTTTTACCCAATTATCAGAATCTAATTCTAATTTAATTTTAGTTGTTTCTTTAGGTGTCTTTGAAGACACTTCTTTGTTTTGATTGGCAATTGCATTTTGTACATCTTCGGCAGATGCTACTGAAGATTCTAAACCTATTCCAAGATTTCCTAATGCTCTTCCCCACGCAGATGTTTCGCAGTTTTCTACATAAGATGTTTTATTAATAAAGGTACTTCCCTTTTCTTCTTCCGCCATACCTGTTGCTATGACTCTACCCTCTTCATTAAGAATAGACGCAAGAATTAAAATGGAGTTTTCAGTTTTTTCTAAAACTTCAGATGTTAATGAATAATTTGGATATGTGTGTCTAAAGTAACGCAATCTTTCGTTTACTTCTACATATGCCTTTCCTTTAATGTTTACTGTTTTTAATTTAGTGGTCATAATGTTTTGATTTAATTTGATTATACTTTTGTTTAATTTTAGCATAACGATTCATTATATTTTCTCGTGATGCTTTTAGTGAGATAATTTGTTTTGGGTTTCTCCTACCGTTTATTTCTGCTTTTATTAATCGTTCAACCCTGTCAAGTTTTGTACGATAATTAGACAAAGATAATTCATACACACCAATTCTCCAACCAAATTCAAAAAAATAATTTAATTCTGCCGTTGTTAATTTTGAATACCATTCACCTCCTTTTGCAGTATTAAGTATTTCTATTTTTCCTGTTATTAGGTCTTTAGATATTTTGCATCCATATAGAAGACGAGAAATAATATTATTTCCATCTACAATTGTAGCGTATTCATCTTCAGTTGCTTGTTGCATTATATCTTCTAATGTGTACATTGTTATTGAATTTATGTCAAACTTTGACACACAGTTTCATAATCTTTATCTTCATTTGCTTTTTCAGACACTTGATTGATTCCGTGAATGATAGATGAATGTCCAACCTTATATCCATTTTCTGCCATATAGTTTTGGATATATCTAATCTGCATTGGTCTATGGTAACACAAATAATATAGTAAGTGTCTTGCATCTACCAAATCTCTACGTTTAGATTTAGCAAACAAATCTTCTTTTGATATACAAAATAAGGCAAGAACCTTTTTTACATAATCTTCAAATATTCCCTTTTTCATTTTGATTGTTTTTTTAAGCCATAGATATTTCCAAATGAAACAAAAAGTTCATTTAATATATCTACCGCCTGATTTGACTTGTGATTTTTTTGTGCCTCTAAATGACTCATCCATTGATTGTGGAGAAACTCTCCATTATCAAAATTTGTCTGCACTTCGGATTCTCTTGACTCCGTAAATAGTTGTTTTGATTTTGACATTTGATTTGATTTTAATTAGTGTGTAAATATACACAATGTTTATTACTTGTCCAAATTTTTATTATTTTTTAATTGCACTTTTAATAAAATTAGGTATCCGATTAAGTCGCTGACACTATCTTCAGTTGCGTCAGTTATTCCTCGCATTTTAATTCGAGAAAGTTTGTCGTCTATTCTTGCACACAAACCTTCAACCGCATCTAATTTGCTAAATATTTTAGGAGGATTGTTTGCAGTATCCCCGTATGCTTTGTTTTTTTCAAGAAGGAGCATTACTATTTTTCTCGCCTCTTCTTTAATTAATTCTTCGGTTTTCATTTGATTTCGTTTTTTAACCATTTAAATAATTTAGATTCTAATTGTGTAATATCTTTTGATTCTATTTGTTCTCCACCAAGATGTAAAATCCATACTCCATCTTTCATAAGTTCGATATAAGTTCCACATATATATACCATTACACCGTTGCAATCTTTATGCAATTCTATATCAGGATAATGGGTTTTGTATAATTCTATAGGAGTTAATCTTCCTGTGTCTTTGAAGACACTTAAAGTAAAAGGAGTTTTATTATCAGATAGTTGGTGCATCCGAGTAATATATCCCCTGTCTGATTTGTGTCGCAATTTTTCAGAGTTTGCCTCTTTAAGATAAATTGATTTCATTTTTATTTGATTTTAATTAAAGTAAATAACGTAAAACCTTCCCATACAAGCCAATGTAAAACTTACTGTCTTGGATGGGGTGACGGTTTCTTTTTTATTTTGTTTTTTATTTTTCATCTTCTTCACGGGATTCTTTATGAGTCATAACTAATGCATCTCCAAGTATGTACCTGCCAACTAACGCTGACACTTCTAAATTAAGTGGAAGACGTTTGTTTATTCCATCTTCATTTACATAGATTACATACTTGTGAGTGTACACAACCTCAATGTATCCACCTACTGCTTTTTGTTTTGCCTCTAAACCTTTGTGATTAAAGTTTTCTATTTTATTTCCGTTTGATTTGATTAGTGTTGCCATTATAAGTGTCCTCCTGTTTTAAGTTCATCACACTCGAATCTCCATTCGCTATCTGACTCTGCATCATCCATTCCTTTAAAATCATATAAACCCGTTCCGTGTACATACTCTGCGTCACTTATAGCCTTATCTATCTGCTCATCATAAAGATGGGAGTTGTGTTCTAAATAATCTACGATGTTGGTGTATTTCCCATTGTCAAGTTTGAAATGCTCCAAGTCATCTTTGTCTACTTCTATTTCTACTTCTGCAAATTTGTGGTAGACACTTCGGTTTTGAATTTTTACTTTCATTATTTATAAAGTTTAATTGATTTATATTCTATATTAAAGTCAGATAATTTTTCTTGTTGGTCTTCATCCCTAGTAGAATTGTTATCGACTATCCACTTGTCAACATCATTTGTAATGTCAACTATATACGTCCTTCCATTGCTTTCGGTATATCTTATTATTGCTAGTTCCATTTTACTTAATGTCATAATATTTAATGTTTAATGTTTGTATAAAAATAGTATATTTCCTTTAGTTATGCAAGTTTTAGTTCACTTATTTTTGCGTACCAAAACCCATCTATTAATTTCTTATCTATCGTTGACCAATTTTGTAAAGTGGGAGTAGGAATATGCCCAACTTCTATTCCTATTTTGAGTCCTAAATTTATTGCCTCTTCTAATTCTTCGTGTGATTCAATTAGAGATTCTGAATCATCATCGTGCAGAGCAAATATTTCGTTGCCTACCCATATTTCATCTCGCTCATTTCCTTTTGCTTTTTTCATTTTGTTAGTTATATCTAACCATACAAAATTGTCTTTAGTTATATGTATTCCCATAGTTTCTATTTGTTATTTTTTTTTAACTATATTATTTTATAATATGTATATTTTTTAATTGATATTCTTTTAATTCTTTAATTACATCTTTGATTGATTCTACTGCAACACCTACCTCATCATCATCCGCATACATATTCCATTTCCAATTTTCGATTACTACAATACAATCTTCTAAAATTTTAATTTGTTCTTCCATAGTTTCTATTTGTTTTTATTAATAAGTAAATTTATGTCAGCAATGTCAGTATAAAAGTCGTATCCATATGATTCTTGATGTTCATCATCTTTATCGAATCTATCGTATACTATTCCTTCTAATTCAAATTTTATTTGTATATAGTCGCCATTTGGCAACACTATATATTTGGTGTCTTTGTCCATAATTTCTATTTGTTTAAGATTGTTAGTTTATTATTTAAGTCCTCCAACATTTGTGTATGGAGTTCTCCATATTCTTGTGGATTATCCTCTAAGTTTTGTTCTATTAGCATAGTTATATAATCTAATTCTTGTTTATCTATAATTAAATTAATTCTGTTGTCTTCTTGTAATTGGTTTTTTAATTCGTCTAAATTCATAATTATTGGTTTTTAGTTTTTACTTCATCAAAAATTACATCAGTAACTTTGTCATTAATTAATCCAAAGATGTTTTCAACCAACCATTCACCTTGCATTACACTATCCAATACTTCCATAGCATCCTCATCTAAAATGTTATGATTGTTGGTGACATCTTGTGTGTGCCATAAATTGTTGGTGTAGTATCCTCGTAGTTCTAACTCTTGTCTTAAATCTTCGCTTGATACATCTTTAAGAAATAAGTTTCGTGATTCTTCTGCAATCTCATCTATCATTTGAGATACTTCCATACTTGGATAATGGTTTATTGGATTCCCAAAAGTTTTCTCGTAAAGAGATTCGATTTGTTCTACACTTAAATGATGGGTTAGGTAATGTTCTATTATATTTTTCACTTTATTTAATTTTAGTTAATAATTATATTACAGGTATTGTTTGTAGTTCTGAAATTGTGGTTGATATTGCTCCCCCATCATTTCCCTCATCATCCATCATAGGTACTAGCCAATGTTTATTGTCTAAACAAATTGCTATTGGTCGTTTATGCCACATATTTTTATCCATTTCATCATCTCCAATGTATTCTACTTTTGTTATTTTTTTACCAACTAAATGTTTTGATATTAAGTCAGTCCAATATTTTTCTATTTCTTTTTTACTATAATTTTTCATTTTATTTAATTTTATTATTTGGGTTAGTAATTAAAAAGTAAATGGTTTATCACCTCTTTCAATTCGTTTTAGTCCTAACTTAAACTCATCCTTCATCTTTACTATTTTATCCTGTAAAGCATTAATGATTTTATCTGCCTCTTGCTTAGTATAAGTGGTGTGACTCGACAAGTCAGTTATTGTTTGCAGATTTCTCAATGCTTTGTTTACTCGATATTCTGCTAATCTTTGAAATTTAGTTTGTTCTTCCATTTTATTTAATTTTATTATTAATTCCTGTTTCTGCCTTTTGGCTTCATCAGTATGAGTACCCACTCATAGACAGGAAAGTGTCTTTGAAGACACTCTCTTTTCTGCCGTTTAACTAACACTCATTACCTCTTCCTCACTATACCAAGTATCACACCCACTACAATAAAAGTTGTTAAACCCATCAAACACTAAATCTTCATTACAATTTGTATCTTTACACAAAGGCGATTCCGCCTGTGGCTTAAATTCCTGTTCCAAATCATCCTCAAATAAATCGTATTGAGTACATTCGTATGGAGTATCTAATACCTCTTCTACTTTTGTTGCCTCAATGATTGGAGTTCTAAACCTAAATCCTTGCTCATAGGATTCTTTATGATTAGTTCCATCCCAATACAATTCTGCCTCTTTATTGAAATACAACCAACAGGTTAATGTTTTACCATTCACGCTGATTGGTATTTGTTTTCTCACATACCATTGGGGATGAGATTCTAAACTGTCAATTCGCTTTAATTGAGCATCCGACACTTTGAATACATCTACCACCACGTTCTTACCTTTACCTTTCGCATCCAATACATATGGTAAGCCATTAACGATTAAAGGGTATTTGTCTTTGGTCTTACCACCACCTATATATTGTGAGTTAGAAAGATATCCATAGTAGTTACCATATCCTTTTTTCAATGTTCCATATACTGCTATTAAGTTGTCCTGTAAGACGTTGGTTTTTGAATACCATATACCATCCTTATAAGTATAAAGATGTCTATTGTAGATTTGAAAGTTTTTGAATTTGGTATTAACCGAAACGAATCTTGCATCGAATTTCGCAAGTTGTTTCTTCCAAGAATTCCTTTTGGTATTACCAAGTTGAATTGCTAAATCTTCGGTATCGGTCATATTCTTATTACCATACCCTTTGATTGTTCCATTCATCATTAGTAACTCATCTTTGTTCTCACCACATATAAATGGATGAGTATTTTCTTTGCAGACCTTACCAATGGTAGCATATCTAAAGTGAGCAATGAATGGTCTATCAGTTATGATAACTTTATACTCACTTGATTTGTGATACGTTACTTCAAACGTATCTAGCCAAACAACACCTAATCCGTGAGGATTGATTCGTGCTGAATTTTTTGCCACCTCTCGTGGCATCATTTGATTTTTTTGTTTAATAATAATTACACACATAATGTTTGATGTTTGTGGTTTGTGTCTTTGAAGACACTCGCCTAGTTAATGTTTGATTTAGACAAATATACGACAATAATTCGACATATCCAAATCTTTTTTTATCTTTTTTTTCTGACCGCAGTAAATTTTTCTCGAAGAATCCAATCGAATCTTCCAATGTTTTTATTGTAGATTCTATCTATCGCCTCCCATTTAGTGTGAGCCGCTACGACTTCAATTAATTTCCCTGCATATCTAACGTGAAAGTAATATTGCTTTTCCATTTTATTTAGTTTTTAATAATGTTTGAATTTGATTGCTAACTTCACTTTGTACTTCATCCCACTTCACATATAAATTGTTAGGATTCTTTTCTTTTATGTCCTCTAATATGTCTTCAACAGGATTGAATGAACCATTGAAATACATTTTACTTATCTCGTCTACTATCCTGTTATAAAGTACAGTTTTGAAATGGTCGTTAGTTAAATGCACACCAATTATTTTGTGTCCTTTACGACTCATTAAATCGTACCAATTATTGAAATGGTTTTCGTTAGTAAACTCTTTTTCAAATGTGGAATAGTTTCCATATGTCGATTTGAAATCTATGATGTATTTGATTGTTTGATTTTCCATAGTTATAAATTTATGTGTGATGCTATTAATTAAATGGTTAGGAGAGGGATGCACCACACAAACCCTCTCCGCCATTTGAGAGATTATTTTTTAAGTGACTCTCTCCATACCCCGATTAAAATGTATCCTAACATATAAGAGAGGAATCCCATAAACGTAAACACAAACCCTAAGTATAAGATATCTATCCATTGAAAGTTATGTGTTTTTAGAATGTGTATTACCACTCTGATTAGTGCTGACCACACGAATAATGTCATTAATGATAATGCTGTGTTTTGAATAATGTTTAATGTTTTCATTGTTATTATTTTATTATTAATTCCTGTTTCGACTCTTTTGAGTCATCATCAGGACAGGCACACACCTGTCGACAGGGAGTAGTGTCTTTGAAGACACTACCCTCTCATTATTAACTTATCAACTCTTGGTTGGTACTTCTCCAAACCCTCATACACTCTGAATATCCATCTTGAGCAATCATCTGCTTCAATTGACGATTGTGGTGACTTATAACAAGTCCATCTCTACTTCTATTAGCCCACCATCCTTCTAACCATCCAACTATTGTGTAGGTTACTCTTCCGCCAAAGATGAATTTTCTAAAATGTGTTGACAGGTCAATTAATTGAACTACTTTCTCTTCATCTTGATTATACATTGATAGTAGAATTGGCTTAATTGCTTTAATAAATGAATTGTAAGTAGCATTTGGTCTATTGACCGCAAAGTCAACTATGTGATAAAACAACTCGTATCTGCGAATCATTTGCTTAACCGATGTAACTCTCGCAGGTAATCTAAATTCTACACCGAATCCTTTGTTCAATGCTACACTATACTTTCCTACGTTACTGTTCAAACCTCTTTCCTCATCTACATCTACTAATTGTGGGTTACCATAGCAATATCCATTGTGTAATCTTTTTCTGAATATTGCATAAAGAATGGGAACGAACTTTCTGATTCTTGACATTAACTCTGAACCATCCATCCCTTCAACACCGATAGTAATGTGACCACCGCACCTTGAATTGCTTGGTGAATAATTGTCATCTATTACTTTGGTTGCCTCGTGAAACATATTAAACACCTTTGTTCTCCATACTGACTTAGGTAGTAATGGTAGCACGTGAGTAACTGCTTCATATCCGCAAGAAGAGTCAGTTTCAAATCCGCAGAATAAAGGGTATTCCTGTACGCATCCTCTATGCAATTGTGTTTTCTCAATCTCAAATCCAATAGTGAATTTTGACTCTACTTCTTCACCATCTATTAAGATGTTTCTTCTATCCTCTCTTTTAATCCCATTCAACTCTAACTTGGTTGCTTTGGTTCTTTTAACAGGATGTGGTTTACTGTGGTAAGACACTACTCTTCCTCTATCACTTGTGTCATTCAAGTTATCGAATGTAACACCTCTATTTGTTCTTAAATTTCTCATTGTGTGGTTTTTATTGGTTTATTATTAGTTTATGCTATTCCTGTCGTTCTATCCTCTTGTAATTCATCAAATCTTACATCTTGAAAACTCTCATCTTCCTCTACGATAGAAGAAGAAATCTCATCATCTGATGCTACTTCAATCATCCTTCTCATAATCTCGAATGTGTGGTATAAGTGATTGCTAAACTCATCACCTTCGATTGCTATCTCACCATTGATAGAGATACCGCTATCAGTTAATCTCATTGAGTATCCTTTTTCACCATTTACACCATCTTTCGATATGCTGAATGTCGCATACGTTTTCTCTCTTGCTACCTGTGTTTCTTCACCATTCTCTTCCGCTTTCGCAAACTTCAATAATGCTTCAACACTTCGCTTTGCATCCTCTCCGCTATTCTCGGTTTGAGTACACTTTCTTTTGAATTTCGTTACCACATTAGATTGCTCCTCCTGTAGTTTACCGCACTTCACCATCTTGTATCCGAATGACTTCTTCCAACAAAATACTGTTTCAAAAAATACTTCGGTGTTTGTCCATTCGATACCATTCTCTTCTAATAATTCTTTGGTTGATTCAAGGTTGAACCATTGTACCGATTTGTACACCAACTTCGCTAACTTCAAAGATTTCTCGAACTTCGTCTTCTTCGCATCGCTAACTGCTGACTGTAGATTAAAAATTGTGTCAAAATTAACTTCTGACCTAACCTGTGCAGATGATAAAAAATCTGCCTCAATTTGCATTAAATGTTCCATAATTGTTTGATTTTTAGTGTTTTATGTTTATTGAAGGACTATCCTTCGTTCATTGTTGGTACAATAATACAACAATTAATTGAATAATCAACTATGAATTACAATTTTTTTTCATTGAATGTATAATTCTCTTTTACTTACTGTTAGTTAAGTAGTTAAGAATCGTTTGTTCCATATGTTTTGTTATAGGGTTAAAAGCATCGGCAAGGGGTTAAAGAGAATCTCTCTCTATCTCTTTAAGAGAGTTATCTCTTTGTGTCTTCAAAGACACTATACACTAATGTATACTTGTCTTTAGGGTAAGAGGGTAACGAGGGAAGGGTAACGAGGGAAGGTTAACAGGGTAAGTAGAGCAGTAGTAACGAGGGCAGTAGGGTAGTACCTACCTACCTATGTGTACAGGGTACAACAGGTAGAAAAAAAAGCCAAAAAAATTGGAACCAACAGGTGAAAACATCACCCCCCCCTAAAAAAAAATATCGGTTTCCGAATGGGGGTCCGGCTGCGGTGATAGGGGGGAACCCAAAGACCCCATATATCTAATATATTTTTTGTATCTTTGTACAGAACAAATAAACTTGGAGATATGTCACATTGGAATTTAAAGCCTTCAGAGGAAGGATACTTAGTAAGAGACGGTAGATTAATTAATCACGCAGCATCACCTGAAATGGGTCTAACAAAATTAGCCAATATGAAAAAGGCAATTAAGAGAGCTGAGAAAGTAAGGATGATTGCTGAAGGAAACGAATTAGCAAATGCAAATATTGATTTGTTTAAGAAACTATAGTGTGTCGTAAATTATAGTGTTTGATGTTTGATGGAAGAGAGGAGCCTATGTGTTCCTCTTTTTTTGTGGGAGAATGTTACTTTTTATATATTAAATGTTAAGTTAATGTTGACTTTATGTTGACTTTAAAATTAATAATCTATTGATAATCAGTTAGTTATAAAAAAAAATGTTGAAATGTTAAGTTGAGAGCCTCCCATATAAAGAATAATACTTCTTATATAAAGGGAGTAGTAGTAGTATAGCAGGAAAAAACTCAGCATTTAAGTCTTATTTGTTTTAAATTAATTTCATATCTTTGCTGAAAATCTAATTACAAATTTAATTAATAATAATATGCAACAAGGCTTCAGTCCAAAAGAACTTCATTTCTCTAATGAAGGAAGAAACAAACTCATAAATGGTATAAAGAAAATTGCTAACGCAGTTAAGTCAACATTAGGTCCACGTGGTAATACAGTTTTAATAGAATCTCCTGAACACTTACACGGAATAACAGTTACTAAAGATGGTGTAACAGTTGCTAAGTCTATTTCTTTAATGGACCCTGTAGAAAACCTTGCGGTTAGGATGATGAAAGAAGCGGCAGACAGAACTGCATCTTCAGCCGGTGATGGAACTACTACGGCTATTGTGTTAGCTGAAGCATTAGTGGATGCAGGTACAGAATTAATTGGTGAGGAAACCAATCGAACTGAAGTGTTACGACATTTAGTTGACGAGACGAAAGACATTGCTCATAAATTAAAAGCGAAAGGCAAAAAGTTAGACGATAAAAGGTTAAGAGATGTAGCCATTATTTCAGCTAACAATGATAAAGAGATTGGAGACATCATTGCTAATGTCCACGAAAGTGTTGGTGAAGATGGAATAGTAACGGTAGAAAAAAGTAAAACTTCAAAAACCTTTTATGAAACTACTAAAGGTTTGAAAATAAAAAGAGGTTATGCATCTACTTTATTTATCAATGACCAAAAAAGAGATGAGTGTGTCCTTGAAGACACTTATGTATTGGTATGTGACACAGAGATTACCAACATCTTACAAATTGAAAATATTTTAAAACCTATTATTAATGAAGGTAAAAAACTATTAATGATAGCACCTTGTTCAGGTAATCTTGTAAACACTCTTGCGGCTAACGTATTGAAGAATGGATTAAAAGTATGTACTATAAATCCTCCTGACTTTGGTTATCGTCAGCACGAGTTAATGCAAGATATAGCTATTAGTGTAGGTGCTACTTATTATTCCGAGAAAACAGGCGATGACTTGAGTTTGATTAATTTCAACGATTTGGGTCATTGTGCTAAGGTGATAGTTAGTCGTGACTCAACGGTCATCGTTAAAGATGAAGGTGAAACCGGAGAGGAAATTCAAAATCGTGTGTCGGAATTACAAGAAGCATTTGAAAATACTAAGACCAAAACTGAAAAAGATTTTATTAATCAAAGAATAGCATCTTTATGCGGAGGTATAGGTGTTGTATATGTTGGAGGTAATACTGACCTTGAGCAAAAAGAATTATATGACCGAGTAGACGATGCAGTATGTGCAGTAAGGTCTGCTCTTGAAGAAGGCATCTTGCCGGGTGGTGGATTAACTTTATACCACCATCATAAAGCATATGAGATAAAAGCAAAAGAAGAAAAGAATATTTCTAAAAAAATTGCTTACGCAATTTTAGCTGCTGCATTAAAGGCTCCTTTATATCAAATATTATTAAATGCAGGTAAAGATGCTTCGATAATATATGAGAATGCAAAAGGTCAACAATATGGCTATGATGTAAAGAATGAGAAATATGGATACTTAATGTCAATGGGAGTAATAGACCCTGTAAAAGTTACAAGACAAGCATTACAAAACGCAGTATCTGTAGCAGTAACAATATTATCTACTAATGCTATAGTAACTATGGCTCGTAGTTATGATAAAGAATAGTATGGGGAAGAAAGTAAAAAATAAACAACCTTTATATTTTAGAAAAGTAAATAAGTTTGCAAAAGACATTGACGCTGAAATTGAAGAGAACAATAAATACAGACAAGGCAGAAGTAGAAAACAATGGCAGAAAAACTATGTTTTACAAGATGCTTTATTAATTGGAATACTAATTTTTTGTTTTTTTATATTAGCGGAGTTGTTTTATAAAACTTTTATGTTATGAGAAAAAGAGAACTCACAGTATCACAAATCAAATATTTAACCAAAATCTTTCCTAATGATAAAGAGTTAGGAAGTGAAGTAAGAAATTTAATCAATGAAAGCGATAGGAAAAAACATAGCAATCGAGAAAATAGAAGAGGAAGTAAAGACTAAAAGCGGTTTATTACTTTCTAATGAAGACGTAAAAGATTTCCGTTATCAAAAAGGAAAAATAATATTAGTTGGAACAGAAGTGGACCAATTAAAAAAAGACGATATTATTTATTATGATACTCGTCAATCGTATACTTTACTTATTAAAGGAAATCAAGTTACGATTATTCAGGAGAGAGATGTCGTTGTCGTCTTATAAACTCATTCATATTCTTTATAGCTTCTCTATATCTTTTATCCATATAGGATACATTTTTTAAGAACATAGGATTTTGAGATGGTGAAGTAGGCATTTCTTCTCCATTAAGTTTTTTATAAATAGAAGTAATTACTCTTTTAGATTTATAAGACAAATTATATAACCCTTTAGTTTTT